GTGGAGCGGATCCGGAGCGGCGCGTACCCGCCCCGATCGAGGGTCCCGTCGACGGTTGGGTTGATGGGCGAGTTCGGGATCGCCAACGTGACCGCGCAGAAGGTGCTGCGGCAGCTGCGGACGGACGGGCTCATCTACACGGAGCAGGGCATGGGGTCGTTCGTCTCCGACGAGCCGCCGAACTCATAGCCCGCTGTCGGTGCCCGGCAATAGACTGATCGCCATGCCCCCCACGCCCCCGTCACCTGGCGCCGCGCGCTCCGCTGAGGAGTTGAACGCGCGGATCCGTGCGCTGTGGTCGCACCCGCAGGTGCCGCTCACGGCCGAGCAGCGGGCGGAGTACGAGGAACTGTGCGCCGAACTGCGTCAGGTGCAACGCGGGGACGTAGCCCCGGCGGCATAGCTCCGGACGTTCTCGTCGGTTTGCCGTCAGTCCTGGGTGAGCCGAGGAGGATGTACCTATGGACCAGACGGCACGCGAGCAAGAGGCGTTCAACGCCGCGACAGCGATGGTCACCTGCCTGCTTCACGGCGACCGCGCGGAAGCTCGCCGCATCGCCTACAGCAACGACATCCTGTACGCCGACATGCTGCTGATCCTCGCTGAGGCCCTGGCAGGCTGCCACACGGCAGACTCGTGGCAAGCGTCGGTGCTGGCTGCGCACCGGGAGGACTGAGCCGTGCGCGGACCGATCACGGCGTGCCTTCTGCATGCCGACTTCCACGTCATGAAGCCCGAATGCTGGACTGAGACGCTTCTGTGGATGGGCGCACACGAGGACATGCCGGACCAGGAGCAGCGCGCCGCCTACCAGGCCGCAGTGGAACGGGCCATGCTCGATGCGATACGTGGTGAGCAGAGGCGCGGAGACGTCACGACGGCCGCGTGAAGAGCCCGTGACCGGGGCGGCTTAAGATCTGCACTCGTGACTGACACCGACTTCCCCGACAACCTGATCGCGCTGGAACGTTCCGCCTGGGAGGAGCAGCAGCGCGGCGCACTCACCGTCGCCACCGCCCAAGCCGTACACGCGGCCGTCGGGGCGTTCGCCGAGGAGTCCGGGCTGGCGCGCATCGACGTCGAGATGCGGCTCAAGCAAGCCGTGCGGCACGGGGACGACGCCTGACCTGCGGCGGGGGAAGGCACCTCAGACAAGCGGCCGTTTCCGTGTCACCGTCAGGCCATGACCCACTCAACCGAGATGCGCATGTCGGAGTACCTCCGGCTGAAGCCGCGCCGTTGTCGCAGCTGCGGTGGCACCGAGAAGCCGCGCTACGCAGACGCGCCGGATAACGACGACACAAGCCCCGACCCTAAGGTCGTGGTCGCCTATTACTGCAGGAACCGGCGGTGCGAGAGCAGCTCCGGCTGGTGACAGCAGTACGCCCCGTCCGGTGCATCACGCCGGGCGGGGCGACTTCGAGTAGCTGTCCGGCAGAGCACATGCGGACAACGAGCCCAGGCTACGAGGGGCCACTGACAATCGGGCGGGTCAGCAGACTGAGGTGAGCCGGTTCGGGTCGGCGCACTGCGCTGCCCGTGCTGCCGCATCCGACAGTGCCTGGGCGTCAGCGCCGGCCGCTATCTGGTCCTTCGCCGTCTGCGCCTGGGCGCGCGTCTCCGCGTCGAAGCAGTCCGGGTTCTGCAGGATCAGGTTGGCCATCGTCGACAGCCGCTGGTTCTTCGTCGCCTGGTCCTCGGATGCGGGCGCGGCACTGGACTCGTCGAGTAGTCCTCGCAGGGATGTCTCAGTCGAGGCGCATCCGGCCTTGCTGTCCCCGGCCGGTGCGGTCTCTCGGCCTGCCGCGAAGCCGCCGACAGCGGCGGCCAGGACGGCGACTCCGGCCAGCACCATCAAGGCCCGGTTCGGGCCGGGTCTTCCTGTGCCCGTGTTCTGCGACATGACGCGATCCCCCCTCGAAAGTTCAGGGGAGGATCATACGGTTGCGCCCTCCGCGCCGGGGCGTCGAGTGGACAGCACGTAGGTGCCGGCCGGACTTGGTTCGGCGAAGTCCGCCTGGACGTCCTCGAAGGGGTCATCTTCTTCGACTACGGCGGGCTCTTCCTCATGGATCATGCGGGAAGCATGGCAGACGATCACGGCTCCTCGGGCCAGGTCGTCAACACGGTGCCGGTCTCCTCGTCGACGAGGGTGACGCGGGCACCCGGGATGGCGCCGTGCTCGCCCACCCAGCGCGTGAACTTCCTGCGCGCGACCGCCTCGCTCCCCCACCAGCCATGCTGCACCGGACGGCCGCCGGCGGTGAGGATGAGGTGGTATCGACCGGGCTCATCCACAGGGCTCGTCCTGCCAGCCGGTCTCATCCGTCCATACCTGCACTCTCGCCGGAGTGCCCAGCTTGGCCGACACCTCGGCGATCACCTCCCGGAGGTCCTGCATGATGCCCTCCACTGTCGTCGGTCCACGCCATGGCGACATCGTTGCGAGCCAGTGCTCCCGGCACAGGTCGACCCACCGCGGGCCGTAGCCGGGGAAGGCCACCGACAGGGCGGTCTGGCAGTCCCGCATCTTGCCGCAGGCCGTGCAGGGCAGTGTCCACTGCTGGTCGAAGCGGGCCAGGATCTCCCGCATGGCGGGCTTGGCGGGCGCGGGGTCCAGGCCGACCGGGTCGACGGCGTAGCGCTGCATCAGCTCCTCGACAGTCATCCGCTCCCGGTCTTCCACGCCGCCTCCTCCACCTCGTGATGATGCGCAGGCCACACTAGCGACTAGAATCGAACACGTGAACGACCCGGCCCCTTCGAGACTCGCACTGCTCCGCTTCCTGGAACGCGTCCAGCTCAACGACCTACAGCGCACCCAGAAGTGGATCGCCGACGAAGAACGACGCGAGACCGAGCGGCAGCGCGGCATCGACGCACGGCCACCCGCACCCGACTGGATGCTCGAGCAGGGCCTCGGGCGAGACGTGCCACCCGTCTACGTCCACGTCGGCGGCTGCCACATGGCGGGCAAGCGCTGCAAAGGCGTCGACCAGACCACCGCACTACGGGCCCTCACCGAAGGCGTCGAAGCCTGCCCGCACTGCCGGCCCGACAGCGAACTCGGATTCCTGGACGGCTAGGCGGACCGTGGTTTCCGAGCCGTCTTCTTAGCCGGCTGCTTCGTCGCTGTCTTCCTGGCGGCCTTCTTCCTCGGCAGCTCGTGCACATCGGCGTCCTCGCCGCGGGAGGCGCGGGCCTTCTTCACTGACTCGTTCAGTGCGGACATCAGATCCACCAGCTGGCCCGGCTGGGCTTCCGGCTCCGGGGCGGCAGGCAGCGGCTTGTCGTCCCGCTTCGCCTCGATGATCTTCGCGACCGCGTCCGTGTAGGTGTCGCGGAACTCTGGATCATCCAGATCCTCGCGGGTCATCGAGTCCATGAGGGCGAGCGCACCGTCGATCTCCTCGTCGGTCAGTTCCACCGGCTCGGGCAGCAGCTCGGACGGGTCGCGGATCTCGTCCGGCCAGCGCATCGCATGCAGCACGATCACATCGCCCTTCACCCGCAGCAGCCCCAGCCGCTCACGTCCCGACCACGCATACTTCGCAACAGCCACCTTCGACGAGCGCTCCAACGCCTGCCGCAGCAGCTTGTACGGCTTCGCCGCCACCTGCCCGTCCGGCGCCAGGTAATACCCCTCGCCGATCCGGATCGGATCAACGCTCTCCAATGGCACGAACGCCTCGATCTCGATCGCCTTCGCCGTCGGCAACGGCAGTTCCCGCAGCTCCTCATCGGAGATCGGGATGACCTGCTCCTTCGTCAGCTGGTAGCCCTTGCCGATCTCAGCGTTCGAGACCTCGCGGTCCTCGACCTCGCAGAACTTCTTCACCCGCACCCGGCCCATATCCTCCAGGTGGTACTGGTGGAACCGGATGCTGTGATCCTCGGTCGCGGACTGGACGTGGATCGGCACCGTCACCAGACCGAACGAGATGGCGCCTGACCACACGTTTCGGGGCATGAGGGACCTCCGCAGTAGCCCCGAGCACTGCCAGCCTACGAGCGGCGCAGACGGCTCGCGACCCGGTGCTGCGGGTTATTCGCTTGCCCCACTCCATTCACCTAGCCGACCGTGAGGGTATGGCTATAACTACACAAATCGGAAGCGAGAGCTTCCCCAGCAAGGCAGCGGCCACCGCCAGGTGCCAGGAGATCCTCTACACCTACCCGGGCGAGACCGGAACCGGATCCGGTCAGCCCCAAGACGTCACCGACCCGACCCACATCGCCTTCCTTACGGCACTCGTCCAGCGGCACCCCGAAGCCGAAGAGAAGATCGGGACCGGCATCGCCGGATTCAAGGTCCAGGTCAACCCCGATGGCACGGGCAACACCCGCTGCTTCTGGGTGATCCACCCGGACGGGAACGCCACGCACTTCTCGTTCAAGAGCTGCCTCTAACCATCACGGAGGCCCGCTGTCAGTGCCGCCAGCGATGATGGCAACCATGCAGAACTACGCCCTCACCTGGACCACATCCGACGGCACACCGCGGGCCTCCGCTGTCGCCTACAACAAGGCCAGCGCCGAGCAGCGCAAGACCGAGCTGAAGGGCGCTGGCGCGACCAGCGTCGAGGTCGTACTCGTCAGGCCGGGACAGTTGCCCGAGCCGAAGGCCTGACGCGTGAAGGTCCGGGACCGGCGCCAGCATGCAGTTAGATGACCTTCGTGAAGTTGACCATAGCCGTCGAAAAGAGCCGAGACGTCGGTGACCGCATCGGATGGGACATGAGCGAAGGCTGGGGGATGCTCGGCGCAGCCGTCCTAGCTGGCATCTTCGCAATCGTCGCCGGCGTCATCGCCTATCGCGCCGGGCGTCGCCAAGTTGCGGACCAAGGACTCATTGAGCACCGACACTGGCAGCGCCAGAACCGCCTGGACGCGTACCAACGAGTTCTCACCGCCGCAGACGGCTTCACCGCAGCCATGGACCTATGGCGCATCCCAACCAGCAGGCCGTCAGCCAACCTTGCTGGCGCACTCGAAACACTGGCGGCAGCCGAGGCAGGAGTCCGACTCGTCGGCCCGGCCGAAATGCATGCGCCGGCCAAGGCCGTTGTGAGCGCGGCAGGCGCCGTCTACCAACGAACCCGCCAGCTGAGGCCAATCCCGCTGCCTATCCCACCCGCTCAATGGGCGCGACTCTCCCAGGACGTAATCACCGCGACCAACCAGTTCGTCACCAAGGCCGCGACAGTACTCGACACCCCAGACGACTAGCAGGCAGAAGCCCCGCCGAGACGGGGGAGCCCGGCGGGGCCTGACGTCAGTGTGACATGGGGCGTCCTACTCGTCGCCGTCCTCGGCATCCTGCTCTCGCTGTAGTTCGTCGAAGAGGTCGAGGATGCGCGCATTGGCTTCCGGCGTGAGCTGCTTCTGCCAGGTGATCTCTCCGGTCTCGTACCAGACCTCCATCCAGTCTCGCGGGCGCTCCTCAGGCGAGTCGTCGCTCACTGCGCCTCCTGTCCCTCATTCGGTGTGGGTCGGGCGAGCTTGAGCCACGGATTGTCGCGGCGGCTTGAGGCGCGGTCGAGGTACTCCCGCTTCACGACCGCCGACCCTTCCTGCCATCGCCCCTGGTGCGTGGGATCGCCTCCAGCGTCCGCGATCGCTTGGGCGCCGCCGCGGCGTAGGCCGTGGGCGGTGACCTTCTCCCATCCTTTGATCCCGGCGAGCTTGGCGCGTCCGCGGACCCATTCGTTGATGGCGTCTCCAGTGACGTGATCGCCTCGTTCGGTGGCTGTGATGCGGGACTGGAGTCGGCCTTCCCGTGTGAGAGCTCGCAGGAAGGCGCCTTCGCGGACGCCGAGTTCATGCAGAACGTTGAGCCAGGCACGGGTGGCGTGGACGGGGTCGATGCCCAGGTCGTCCCAGGCTGGGATGAAGGTCTCTTCGCCCTTGGCTTCCTGATCGGTCTTGGACGAGGAGAAGTACAGGGCTACGCCGTCTGATTCGACGGTGACGTTGCCGATGGTGAGGTCGGCCAGTTCGCTCCGCCGGTTCAGCGCGCCGCGGCCGAGGAGGAGGGCGCAGCGGTCGCGGATGCCGATGGGGTTCTGTGGGTCACAGCTGGCGACCATGGCTCGGATCATGTCGTCGGTGATGGCGGGCGCCTTCCTCACGCCGACGCGCTTGCTCCATTCCTTCTTGTACTCGTTGAGCATGCCGCGAGCTTCTTGGGTGCCGGGCTTCTTGTCGTCAGGCATCCAGGTACGGATGGCGGACATGGCGACACTGACGGCGTTGGGGGCACGGCCGGCTTCGATGAGCGTGGCGACGTACTCGACGTAGGTGGCGGTGGTGCAGGGCCGAGCGACACGGCCCTGCTGTTCGCACCATCGGCGAAAGAGGTCGCGCTGGTTGTCGTAGGTGCGGGACGTGTTCTTGGGCTTGGACTTGTTCTTGAGTCGTTCGGCGGTGGTCTTGCTGACGTAAAGGTCGCGTTCGGTGTAGGTCGGCTGTTCGGCTTCCGTGGGTAGCGGCTCGCCGGGGACGAGAATCGTGTGCCGGTCGATGAGCGGCGGGACAGACGCGCCCCCGGCGGGCAGGGCCGGGAGGTGACCTTCGCTGATCAGCTCGGCATCGACAATCTCCGTCTCGTCGTCCAGGGCCACGGCTTCAACCTCCTGCGATCATCCGGCGAACCCGAGCGCGCTGGGCGTTCTCCCAGACGTCGCTGTAATCGGGGTGGTTACTCCACTCCTCGCCGGCGGCGGTCAGGAGGTGCCAGAGTTCGATGGCCAGGTCGGGTGCCCCGTGCTGGACGATGCCGAGCAGAGCCCTGCCGGCGCTGGCGACCCCAAGCTTGTTGCAGTTTGAGATGCGGTAGAAGCGGGCCGCCGCCTCTTCGTCCAGCGTGCCGGCCTCGTGGGCGGCACTCGCGGCCTCCCACTCCTCGTTCGCACGCTCAAGAATGAAGTCGGTCAGCGCCTGAACGTCGGCGGGGGTGGGCGTGGTGAGGGCCACGAGTGTCGCTCCTTCGGCTGCAGGGCTCCCGGGAAAGGAGCCTCGTATAACGGAAATTATACGAGGCTACCTAGGGTAACTCGTGGTGTTTCGGGGCTGTTCCGTCGCGGTTCTCGCTCAAGGCCACCGCCGGCAAGCGCGCGGAGGCGCGCGCACCATGTCCTCCCGCGCGCCTGGGAGTAGCGTCGCCAGCATGAGCATTTACCAGGGACGGGCAGTCCTCATCACCAACGAAGGCACAGAGTTCACGGTCGGGGCGGACCTCCGCAGTCGGCAGGATGGCCGCGAGTCGTGGTTCGGCAGATTGACAGTGCCCGGTGAACACTGGGACGCCCTCAAGAACAAGGTCGACGGCTACCGACTCCGCCTGGACACCGGGCAGGAGGGCGAGTTCATCCGAACGCAGACCAACGACCGGCCGCGCACCCCTGGCTCGCCGTTCTTCTACAACATCATCGGCAACGGCGACGCCCCGTTCTGATGCGGTGACGCCCCGCCCCCCCCCTCGCGTCGAGGGAGCGGGGCGTAGGCCTGTCAACTCGGGCCCGGGCTAGGCGCGCTTGCCGCTAGTCTCCCGACGCATGGACATCCCCTGGGGCGACGTCGCCATGTTCTCCACTGCGGCGTTGAGTGCCGTCGCGACGGCCGGCGCGTGGCTGGCTGCGCACCGCTCCTCGAGGACCGCGGACACGGTTGCTCGCATTGAGGAGGACCGGTGGCACGCTGATCTGCTCCCCCAGTTCGACATCAACATCGAGCGCTTCGAGGGAGACAGGGCGACACTCCGTGTGCGGCTCGTTGGTCCGCTCCCCCTCTGTCACCTGGACGAGATCCGAATCCGGATCGAGCAGAGCGACGACATGTCCCACACGGGAACCATCCCGGGTGGGCCGACGCGCGAGGAGTTGGATGCACAGGTGTGGGGCCCTGTTCGTTTCACACACGGCGCTGATGGCGCCGGCACGGACGGGAAGACTGTGGCGCCGTTCTCGCTAGAGGTGGGCAAGGGCCGCCCTTTCAGTGTCGAGCGGACTCGCCCTCCGCACTGGCAGCAGGGTGACGACCGGGAAGCGCGTTGGCGCGACCAGTGGTTGAACATGCCGATGCGGCTCGTCCTGACCTGTAGGCGTGAGGGATTCAAGGAGTGGGTCGTGCCGCGCGACGTAGAGGTCCCCATGAGCCCGCGGGTGCGGTGGCTCAACTAGCCAGCCGCACCCTGGAGGGTGAGGGCGTTCTGTCACGTCTCGGTGACTGTGCTGCGCCTCGGAGCACCTGTGCTCTACGGTGTTCCGGAGTTCAACCTTGGGGGGAATCATGCGCATTCGCACTACGACGGCGACGGCCGTCCTACTCCTGGCGGCTCTCACCGCATGCGGCAGCGGAGACGACGGGGACGATGCGGCGGCGAAGCCGAACAAGTCCTCCGCTGCGAAGGAGTCAAGCGCCGAGCCGACGCCCGGGACGGTCGAGAAGGGTATGAAGTTCGGGACGCCGGCGCAGACGACGGGTGATGGCGGGACGGGTGTCCTGGAGATCACGCCGGACACGGTCGTGTTCACGAAAGAGGGCGGCGGGGAGACCGCCGTGAACGGCACCTTCGTTGTGGTCACGATGAAGGACAAAGCCATGACCGCGGTCGCCGCCGACGAGCCTGCTCCGATCAGCGGCGGGGGCTGGAAGTGGATGGCTGCGGACGGCGAGATGGTCGACGTCGACAACGGGAACGCGTTCAACATCGTCATCGACAAGTACAACAACGCCGACCCGGTGCAGCCGGGCGCCTACCAGTGGCGGCTGAAGGCGTTCGACCTGACGCCGGCGCAGGCGAAGGGCGGGACGCTCATCTACATCGACGGTGAGGAGAAGGCGCACCGCTGGGAGATGCCGTCCATCGACACGGGCTCGAACGTGGCCGAGGTGAAGAAGCAGCTGGAGTTCTGAGCACAACGAAGCGCCCCGCTCCCCCGCCTGAAGGCGGAGAGAGCGGGGCGTCTGTCATTCGGCCGGCGGTTCCGGTGGCAAGTCTGGTTCGAGGAACGGGCTGATGCTGGGCGCGGGTATGGGTGGTGGTTCCTCTCGGCCGAGGGCGACGAGGCTGCCCATGTCGGCGGCGGTGTCGTCGCGGCGCGGCGGCCGTTCGCGAGCCTCAGGCATATCGCACTCCAGTTCTCACGCGTCGATGTGGCGGATGTAGCGCGCGGCCCGGTCCGACATCGGCTCGGCCGTCGGCGCCTCCATGCCGGTCTTCTTGATGTGAGACACCAGCGTGCGCACCCGATGCAGGAGCCAACTGATGGCTTCGTCCTGATCGGTGATGCGTTCGCGCTGCTTCTCCGCCTCGGTCTCCTGGCGCTGGATGCGGCCTTCGAGGCGTTCGATGGCCTTGCCCTGCTGGTCGGTGATGGCGATGAAGTCGTCGCGGCGTTCTTGCCGCTTCGTCCTACGCGCGGAGCGGGCGGCCACCACGCCACCCGCCGCGCCCACGATCGCCAACCCAGCCTGAACCCAGGTGTCCACCGTCATGCGTTGCTCACTCTCTTGACGCGGGGCGGCTCAGGCCATCCCGCTACGACCAGCACGGGAACAGCAATCACGGCCCACACGAGGGCGGCAACCCATCCTCTCGGGAAGTCTCCGGTCAGCCAGGCGGCGAGGTAGGAGGCCATCCAGGGCAGCACCATGAGCGGCAGCGACAAGAAGCCGGGCCAGTCACGGCCCTGCGGCAGCCACGCAGAGGCGATGGCGATGAGTCCGGTGACTACCCATGCCCAGCCCCACACGGCGAGCGGCACCCGCTCGAGCAGCGGCGCGAGGCCCCGCTGGTCGGGCTGCGGGGAGACGAGTTGCGCGTACCCGTACAGCGACCACACACCACCGTAGGAGAGGAGGATGGCGCCGCGGCGGCCCAGCGTTCTGCTCAGCCGCCGGACTACACGGCGCGGCACTCAGACTCCGGCCGGCGCGTCGGGCTTCGACGGGGTGACCTGCACGCGGGTCAGCAGCGTCAGCACGGCGAGGACGACGGTGTTGATAGCGCCGACGGTCTCCTGCGATACCTCGTAGCCGAAGGTGGCGACGAGGACCGCGCCGGCGGCCACGACGGTGGTGAACGCCTGGGGGGCGATGGGGCGGGTCATCGCTGCCGCGATGGCACCGAGGATCGCGGTGGCGACACCCACGATGGCGCCGGCCATCTCCGCAGTCAGCGAAGTCACGCCGAGGGAGACGATGAGGCCGAGCACTGCGGCAAGGGTGTTGGTGACGACGACCGGCTCTCTGCCGAAGATCTTCATGAGGGTTCTCGTTTCTGCTCAGGCGACGACGTCGAAGCCGTACTTGGCGCCGAGTCGGGTCAGGGAGTCGCGGCCGGGGATGCCGTCGGCGGCCTTGCCGCTGTAGCCACCGCCGCCCTTCGAGCGCTGCCATGCCGCGTAGGCGGTGATGGTGGTCGTGCCGAAGTGCCCGTCGGAGTACCGCTTGGCCAGGAAGCCTGCGTTCACGAGGGCGGTCTCGACGGTCTTCACACCGGTGTAGGTGACCGGGGTCCCCTTGGCGGCGGGATTGGACTTGGCGGCGGCGATCAGCTTGGACAGGTCGACGACCGGCTTCGTTGGCTTCGGCAGGGGCTTCTGCACGGGCGGCTTCGGGGTCGAAGGTGTGGCCCCGGCGAGCCGTGCAGCCACGCGGGTGAGGATGTCGTCCCAGTCCATGCCGGGTCCGCGGGGGTCGACCTTGCCGGGTTGCCAGTCGAGGTGGCGGATCGCCGAGCGGGCGGACCAGTCGTGGCGGCGGCAGAGGGCGGTGATGACGCGGACGATTGCCTCGATCTGCGCGGCGGGCCAGGGGTCCTTGCCGTCGCCGAGGTTCTCGCATTCGAAGCCGTAGAAGTGGCGGTTGCCGTCGACGGTGGCTTCGTTGTCTGCTGGGGGCTGGCGCTCGGCGATGACCGCGGCGAGGACGTCGGGGTCGCCGAGGCCGGCGTGGTTGGCGCGGCCGTAGCCGACGAGGTGGACCTTGCCGTCCTTGGCGATGACGCCGTGGCACAGAGGGCCGGGCAGCGTTGAGTGGCCCTTGCGGCACAGCTCGACAGTGTTCGCGGTGCCCTTGGTGACGGTGTGGTGGATCATCACGCCGTTCACCGGGCCCCAGGGGCCCTTGCTGTTGCGGTTGTGGGTCTCCCAGGTGCCGACCTCGACGATGGAGACGCCTTCGTCTCTGAGGGAGTCGAGGAATACGGCAGCGGTCAGGGGTGTGGCCATGGCGGGCCCCTTTCTGGGCATGCCAATGGCGCCCAGTTGAGGGGCGCGGGCGGGTTGATGCTGGTTAGAGGCTGACGGTCAGCCCGTTGAAACCGATCCACGGCGGCTTGGTCGCGGTGCCGAATCCGATCGCTTCGAGCAGGCCGTCGGTGCGGATGTCCAACTTCAGGGCGATCCGGTCGCTGTTGGTGTCCGAACAGGGGATCAGCACCGATCGCAGCGTCGATGGCCGCACGGCTGCGGGCAGGGCCGACGAGTTGACGACGTAGGACGACGGCGGCGAAGACGGGTACGAGGTGCGGTTGACGGCACCCCGGAACTGGATACTCTCCTCGCCGCTAACGTTCAGCAGTCGGTACTGCAGCGTGCCGTTGCTGTTCCCGTTCTGCGTGAAGCCGCTGGCCAGCGAGATCGTAGTCCAGGCCGAGGCGCCCACGGACACCGTCACCCAGGCGCCGTTGATGCGGACCTCGAGGCGGTCCACGTCCTGGAGGTACGTGACCATGCCGTCGACCGGAGCGTAATCCCCGGCTAGCGTGGCGCCCCGCGTCGACGACGACGCGAACCGCAGGATGCTGCGGGGAATGACGCCGGCAGCAAGGTCTGCGATGGCCTTCGGCATGTCCGGGGCGTCGGTCAATCCGATCAGGTCGATGCCCTGGCCGTAGTTGTCGGTGGCCACCAGGCCTCCTAAAGGTCGTAGTGGCAGCCGTCGAGGGCGAACCAGTCGGTCTGGCTGGGGCTGGCGGAGCCGAACACCGACATGACGCCGGACGTCTGGATCTCCATGGCGGCGACGCCCTTGGTGTCCGCGCTGTAGTTGCGGCGGCCGATCCAGGTGCGGGTGACCGACGGGCGGGCCGCGGCCGGCAGTGCGGTGCTGAAGCTGGTCTGTGTGGTCACCGACGCTGTCGCGTCGACGGAGCCACGGAGTTCCACGCGGGTGCTGCCGTAGGCGGTGACGATGCGGTACTGCGCAGTGCCGAACACGGTGTGCGGGGTGGTGAAGCCAGAGGCGAGGGGGATGCTCGTCCACGCCCCGTTCGGTGCGGTGGTGCCGGCCATGCGGCCGTGGGCGATGAGATTGCCGTTGCCGGACTGGCTGACGACGATGAGGTCGCCGGCAGCGGGCGCCTGGTACGTCTCGGCCCGCCGCCAGTCGAAGCCGTCTGCTTCGACGGTGCCGTCCGCGTTGACGGCAGTGACCACGGCGGTCCGCCAGTCGGAGCCGCGCACTGACGGCGCCTGCTCCCCTGCCCGCCTTGCCTGTAGTTGGAGTGCCTGTTTGAGGTCGCGGGTGGTGGAGTGGCCGGACTTCACGCGTCCTCCTTCGCCGAGATCGTGGAGATCGGGAAGGATCCGCCGGCTTCCAGCGGCACGCTGAAGGAGGCGACTTGGTGGAGTTCGCGGCTGCCGTCCTCGTGCATCACCCGCAGCACATCTCCGGGCTCGAGCGCCGGGTTGGGCAGGGAGCTGATGTCTCCGGTCGCGTTGGGTGCCTTGGCCTGGGCGAGCAGCAGGTTCGCCGCCTGGGTGCAGGCCAGGGTCGAGGTGAGCGTCGACGAGCTGTGAAACTTTGGCCGCCTGCCGAACGGGCCGTTCCAGTAGGTCGGCGAGTTCGGGTCGTTGTCGTAGGCGAGATAGGAGACTGGCGGGGCGTTCTCCGCCGTGTTCTCGCCCCTGGCCAGCACCCCGTTGTATACGGCGTCGCTGCTCATGCCGCGACTTCCGGAGATGTACACGCCGCCCTCGGTCGCCTCCACCGCCCACACCGGGACCGCGGTTGCGAGGTCCGGGAGGGTAGATATGACGAATACGCCGTCGGCGTTGCAGTACACCTCCGCGCCAGCCGCAGCTGCGATCTCCTGCGCACCGGCCCACGGATCCGCCTCGACGTCGAACGCGCGGCTGCCGATGGGCGTGTCGGCGATGAGGCTGACCACATCGGCGGTCGGCATGGACCGTTGAATCAGGGCGGCGACCGCCCCGACGACTGTCCCTGACGCGAGATACGGCTGCGTGAGTTTGTCGTCGGCGACCACGGCCTCGAGGCCCTTGCCCTGCAAGGTGACCGGCCCGTCGCTGACATCACCGTCCACGCTGTCGAGACGGAACACACCGAGCGGCGCCAACTCCTGCGTTCCGTCGCCGAAGTCCACGCCACGGGACACACGCAGCCGGGCCCCATAGGTGGCCAACTGGTCAGAGGGTGTCCGCGGGATGAGCGACGGGTCGGCGATCGTCACCGAGCAGGTGCGGCGGATCGCGTTCTTGCGGTCCACCGACACCGACCCGCCCGTATGCTCCAGGTCGACCACGGCCCCGTTCGTCAGGAACAGCTGAACCCTGGTCACGGGCGTGTGTGACTCGGCAAGCCGGGCCAGAAAGCGGTCGCTGACGGGGTACACGGCGCCCCCTACCTGCGGTCGAGTAGCAGCGCCTCACAGGTGGCGTAGGTGTCGATGACGTCCTGGCACGTCGCGAACTCCGTCACGACGTCCTGCCAGGTGCGGCCCGCGGCGCCGTTGACGCCGGTCGTGGCCGGCATGTCCTGCTCGGTCAGCGGCAGCGTCCACTCCCGCCACTGCTCCTGAGCCCGTGGACTCACTCTCGCTTTGCCGACCTGGCCGACCTTGACGTACATGTCGTCCTCGCCCATGCCGGGCGCGACCTGCCACAGCAGCGTGCCGCCAGAACTCAGCAGCAGATCGAGGGCCTTGCGCTCCTCGTCCGATCGGGTCCAGACGTTCAGATCGCCTTCCGGCCCGCCGCGGATGTCGCTGAGGATCACGGGGTTCCGTCGGCCGCGGACCTTGTGTGCCGTCTGCTCGATCGGCTCGGACCAATCCGGGGCCTGCTTGACCAGCACCCTCATGTTCCGCTGCGGGTTGCCCGGATCCTTCAGCCACGCCTCATTGATGTCGGCGAGGGCGAGCGTGAGCCGATCGCTGGAACGCGTGGACGCGGCGGTCAGCGAGCCGGGCGCATACTGCTCGATGTAGTACCGGACCTGCGTGTTCAGCGGCGCCTCATGGTCCTCGATGACCATGATGTCGGAGGTGATGACCTGCCGGTCGATCAACCCCGACGGGCCGCGCACCAGCATCCGGGAGCCGTCGCCCTGCACCCGCCACACGGTCAGCTCGTAGTCGAGCGTCAACTCCCGCAGCGTGATCCGGATGTACCCGTCGGCGTCGACCGCTACGACCGCGGTCTGCGGAAGAACCTGCCACAGCACGACCTGATCCACGTGCAGGACCGAGCTCGTTGCCGACGCGGTCGCCACCAGCTCCACCGACGCCTGCGTGGCGCCGGCCGGAGCGACAGCATCCGACGGCAGCGCGTACCAGGAGGAGCCCGGCAGGCTGTAGATGGTGCCCGTGCTGGCGCCGAGGTCGACGTTGGAGGCGTCGAACCATCGGACTCTCGTCCGCACTGAGGACCAGGTGCCGGCCGCCGGGTGTGCCATCGCCAGGGCGCGCCAGTTCTCACCCTCGACCACAGGGAACTTTCCCGACCGCAGAGTTGATGCGGTTGCCGTGGATGAGGTGACGGCCAGCGAGTAGGCGCCGTCAAAGGCTGATAGCCCCCACGGTGTCGTGCGGGCCAGCGTCGCCACGCCCGACGTCACCGTCCAACCGGCGACGCCTTGCTCGAACGACGAGTCTGCATACGGCACGACCGACCCGGCCTGGGCCTTCGGGGCGACGATGACGACGACCGACTCCAGACGGAGCACCTGTGCCGCCGACGCGCCGTCCAGGCCGGCCGCGACGCTGCACGTGGCCGCGTTCGCCGGAGCCGGGGCTGAGACGCGCTGCCGGTACATGCCCGTCCCGGGCTGCGCCAGCGTCGAACGGGTGGCCTGCACCTGGTTGCCGGCGCCGTCGTAGAACCGGAGCTCGAGCCACGCGGTCGCCGACAGGGTGGGCGGGTTGAGGTAGGCGTAGGCCAGATACTCCTGGCCAGGCGTTACCGCTGGTCGGGCCACGGCCAGCACGGAGGCGTTACCAGAGGCGACCGCAGTCATCGCCAACGTGTGTCCGCCGGCCAAGTAGTTGTTGACCGCCCAGTTCACCACCGGGACTTGGCGGGTGATGTTCGCGTTGACGACGGCGGTCCAGCCGGTCGCGTCAATCTCGCTGGTCTCGCTGTTGAAGTCGAGGAGGTTGCCGACGGTCCTGATCGGGAGCCCGAGGTAGACGTTCTCCCAGTAGTGGTTGACGAGCGCCCCGGCCTCGGTCGACGACAGCACGACCTGCGCGAACATCGCACCAACCGGGGCGACTCCAGCGACGGACACCCGGTGCCAGCCGGCCGACGAGCCCGTCGTTGTCACCGACCAGGTGACGCTGATTTCGGTGTTCTGCCAGTTCTTCCAGCGGATCCCGATCCGCTCACTGGACACGCCTGCCGTGTCGGAGAAGGCGTAGTAGGTGGTGCCGGGGGTCACCGTGTACGAGGACACGGTGATGGCCTGCATCTCCCCCGCCGCCACCGACTTGACGACGAGGCAGCCGTCCCCGTTCCGGCCGCCCGTCCCCTTCGACAGCGTCGCGTTGAGCTTGCTGATCCACCCGCTGATGTTCGGGTCGATGCTCTCGGTGGTCGGGCTGAGGAGGTTCCCGGGGATCGCCAAGATGTCCTCCTCAGCCCGCGTTCAGTGCACCGATGAGCTGCCGCTGGCCTTCATGCATGACCGCCGCCGCCTCACCGCGGACACGGCCCAGGAACTCGCCGGAATCGAGGAACAGGTCACCCTCGAACCGGGACGGTCCCGACGACCGCGCAGCCATCGACGTGAGCGCGTTGGCCTGCGACGTCGTGAACACAGGCTCCGGCCGACCCGTCCCGTTGTAGGCCAAGTTGAGGCCCGGCTGCAGGTAGCCACCGCTGTCGTAGGACCCCGGCTTGAACCCGTACCACGACGTAAACAGCTTGTCGTTGTAGCCGCGAGCCCGGGAGCCGACGATGACACCATCGCCACCCCGGGACTCGACCTCCGTCTTGCCGAGCGTTCCTGCGGTGTGCCCGACCCCGGCCGCGGTGATGCCGACCTTGAACGGGCTCTTGCCGTGATACACCCACCCTGGCGGAGCCGTTCGACCGCTGAACGCATGCGTCGACCAGCGACGATGCGGCTTCTGCCCACGGATCACCGACTCGATCGCCGACATGAAGCCGGAGCAGTCCCACGACGGGTTGCCGTTGCCGCCCCACTGGTAGGGCTTGCCGTTCTGCGTCTTCGCCCACTTGAGGGCCGCCTGTATCCGAGGCCCGCCGATCCCGCCGGCGCCCTTGTCGTCGGACTTCTTGGAGTACCCGAACAGGGCGTCGAGGATCTTGTCGGGGATCCGCCGGATCATCTTGCCGATCCCGGTGTCCATCCCGGGGAACGACCGCAGCAACGGGTCCACCACGTTCTTCACACCAGCTCGCGCTGATGCTTCCAGGGTGTCCTGCAACCAGGACGCCGCCTTCTTCACGCCGTTCCAGACCGCAGAACCAGCGCCGGCGACAGCGGAGCCCGCGGACTTGATCCATCCGAATATGCCGCCGTCCGCGAACGACTGCACCACGCCGCCGTTCGCATACCGCAGCGACCGGTCCGTCGACGTCGCAGGGTTCCCTCCGAACGTCGGCGCAAGGGCAGCCTTGATGCCCTGCGCACCCTGAGTTCGGGCGAGCGCGTTCATCGTGTTCACGAACCCGGAGCCCACCGCCCGGGTGAACTCCGGCCGCATGATGGCCTCGCCACCACTGAGCTCCAGCGCGCCGCCGGTCGGCGAGACGAACTTGTGGACGTCCTTGCCAGGCGTGTAGCCAGGCATGATGCCGCCAGAGGCGAACTTGAACGCCTTCAGCTTCGGCGCCCCGAACGCCCCGGCGATCAGGTTCCAGACGCCGCGGATGCCGTTGTTGTAGACGACGTCGACGACGTACTGGATCGGGTCCCGGGCGATCTTCTTGATGCGGTCCCAGGCGCCCTTGATCCCGGCGCGGGCCGCGTCGAACGCGCCGACGATCCGGTCCTTCAGGGTCGTGCCCCAGCCGGGGACCGTGTCCGTGAAGAACGTGCGGATCGGCGTCAGCACATTGCGCTTGATCCAGTCCCAGGCCGACTTCACGCCGGACTTCGTGCCGTTCCACGCCCCCACGATCCCGTTCTTCAGGGAGACCGCCCAGCCGGGCACGGTCTTCGTGAAGAAGTCGCGGATCGGGTAGATCACCCACGCCTTGATGAAGTTCCAGCCCGCCTGGAAGACGTTCGGCAGGGTGTCCGTCCAGAAGCGGGCGAACGGACCCTTGAACCAGTCGACGACTGCGCTCGCCGCGCCCTTGATGGCGTTCCAGACGCCCTTCACGGCGTTGCGGAACCAGTCGCACTTCGTCCACAGCAGGATGATGATGCCGACAACGGCGGCGATCGCGAGGACGATCCAGCCCCAGGGCCCGGCCTTGGAGATGACGTTGAACGCGATCATCGCGATGTTCGCAAGCCGCTGCGCAGCAGCCCAGGCTATGACGCCGAGCTTCCACAGGTTCAGGGCGACAATCACGCCGTAGATGCCCTGGATCAGCCACGGCATCTTGTCCGCAACCCAGCCGACCCCGCTGGCGAACTGGCCGATGAACTGCAGCACGATCGACGAGACCGGCGACAGGGCCGACCCGAGCGACAGCAGCGCCCCGAAGACCTCCTTCAGGGCCGACGCGAGCTTCGGCGCCATCTCGGAGCTGTACGACAGGAACCGCTCGAACTCAGGTGACCCCTTCAGCGAGGAGCCCCAGTCCGCGAACCGGCCCGTGAGCCGCTGCATGCGCTCCGAGATCTCGTCCATATGCGGCAGGAACGCCTGGATGATCCCTGCGAGGCCCTTGAAGGTCTGCCCGAACGAGATCCCCAGCCCGGTGATCGCGGGCCCGACCGAGCCCTCCAGGTCGGATTTGAACTGCTTCCACCACGGCGATTTGAACCCGGCAGACGCCCGGTCCTGCAGTCCCTTGATGGCGTCCGCGGCCTCACGCACGAACGGCGTCAGCCCGGGCAGGGAGTTCTTCAGCCCGTTCAACGCCCGCGTGAAGATCGGCATCACGGCCGGCTGAAGCGACTTCGACCACGCCGAGAACGCGTCCCGCAATCCCAGGTAGGCGGTCATCGTTTCGCGGGCAGCTGGCGTCAGCTTCGCCAGCTCCGCCTCATACTTGGCCTGCGCAATCGCAGCCTGATCCACCCCGCCGGCCGCCGAAATTGACGCCGACTGGATCTGCCGCTGCGCCGACGCCACCGCATCCGCAGCGTTCTGCTGAGCCACCGCCACATTCGCGGTCGCCTCACCAACCCGGGCCTGCGCATCCGCCACCTGCCGGGCCGTCTCAACCTGCGTGCGGGCAGCCTCCTGCTGGGCGTCCTTCACCGCCCGCGCCCGGTCGGCGACCGCAGTCTGAGCCTCAGCGACCCGCTCCTGCGCGCTGCGGACCGTGTCGGAGCCTTCGACGCCAGCCTTGTTCGCGGCAGCCGTCTCCGTCTTCAGCCGCGCCGTCTCGGTCGTCTGGTCCTTGAGCCGCTGCACCGCCTGGTCGTAGGCGAGGAGCGCCTTCTCCTTCTGCAGTTCCGTCGCGTTCGCGTTCTGCAGGACCGCGTCCCGCTCGAGAGTCGCCTCCTTCAAGGCGATCTCCGCATCCCGCTGGCTCAGGACGGAATTGTCGAGGCGAGTGTTCAGGTCTTCCAGCTCGAGCGCGGCCTGCTTGCGGGCGTCGCTCAGGTCCTCCTGGGCGCGCCGGGCATCCCGCTGGGCGTCCGCGAGGGACCGCTCAGCGTCCTGCACCCGCCGTGCTGCTTCCTGGTTACGCTGCGCCGCCTGCGCGACCGCATCCGCCGCAGCCTGCTTCGCCTGCTTGACCTGTGCCTGAGCCTGCGCGATCTGCCGCGCCCCGTTGCGCTCCGCCGTAGCCAGCGACTGCTGCGCAGACGCCATCTGCAGCGCACGCGAGGCGCCCTGCGAGTTCGCCTGCCCGCCCTGATAGGTGGCGTTCGTCGCCGCGTCCTGGGCGGCCTTCTGCGCTTGCAATGCCGACGAGATGCCCTTGAATGCCGGGGCTGCGACAAGGCCGATCGCGCCAATGCCCACCGCTGCCGCGGCACCCGCCGCGGCGATAGCGCCCAGGCCGGCCGCGACCACCGGCAGTGCCGGAATGATGGCGGGACCGAACGTCAGGGCCGCAACCGTCAACAGGTTGAGGTTCGCTGCGGCCGAGCGGGTGTCGACATCGACGTTCGCGGTCTGCCCGTCGAGGCGGTTGACCTGCGCCTGGAACGCTGCCAGTTGCGCGGCAGCAGCACCAGCATCAACCCGGACCGCGACATCTGCGTCCGACGCAGACAACTGCTGCAGCCGAGTCTGCAGTTGGGCGATGGCCGCGTTCGCCGTGGCCGTCGACACGTCGATGCCGATACGGGCATCCGCCAGCGCCCGCATCTGCGCACGGATCTGAGCGATCTCCCGCTCAGCATCCGACGAGTCGGCACGCAGCCGCACCTCCGGCAGCGCCGCAAGCGCCGCCTCCAGCGTCGCCTTGAACGAGCGGCCAAACGTCGAACCCGTCGACTGGCCCTGCCGTGCCGCCGCCGGCTGAGCCTGCCGGCCGCCCCGGTTGATGCCCTGCACAAACGCGTTCGCGACATGCGACGTCAGGTAGCGGCCAATGACCCGGCCAACCTCGTCACCGACCTCGTTTGCCGCCGGCACCAGCTGGTTCTGCAGCCGCTGTCGCACACCCGTTGCGTTGGGGACAACATCAACCTCGACGGAGCCGACGGAGATAGCGGGCACCGGGAGCCTCCTCCCGGCGCCCTACGCGGCGCCCCCTTGCAGCAACTCGAACAGCCGGTCCGCAGACTTGTCGGTCAGCTGCGCCTTCGTCTTCTTCGGACCCGCGCCCGGCCGGCGCATCGGCTCCGGAGCGTCAGGACGCTTCGACTTCTGCTCGATGTTCACGCTCCACAGAACCCACTCCACGCGGCGGACAGCATCCACCACCGACGCGAGCAACTGCTCCTGCTGCGACCAGCGCCCCTTCTCGGGATGCCCCTTCTCCGCCTGCTCGGCAAGCTGCTGAGGAGTGAGTTCGTTCCGTAGAGCCGTCCACGTCGCCGACTCGGCAGGCAGATGCGAAATGAGGACCCGCAGGCGTCGCCACGACATCGCACCCCGGTACACGTCGAGCAGGTCGACGCCGTGGTAGTAGCGGAGCAGGTCGGCCTCTACCGCCTCCGCGTGCGCCTCGGCGACGTGGCGGGTCCACGCGAGTTTCCCGGGCTCTCACCGTCCTGCTGGGTGGCGTCGTCGATGAACTCCCCGAACTCTGCGTTGGTCGGGTCGATCTCCCAGAACAGTTCGAGATCGTCGGGGTGGACGGTCAGCTCGACGAACGCAGCCACCTGGCCCCGACCGAGGTAGGTCGCCCACGAGGCGCGCCACGCACTGGGCGGCATGATCCTCAGATCCTCGCCGCACAGCGTGGCGGTCACATAGCCGTCGACCTCGATCTCCTGGGCTTCCGCCGCGGACACCTCGGCCTCTTCGACGTCGGGCTCGGCGGCGCGCCTCGTGGTGGCGGGCCGGGATGCTGCTCGCGCCCCGCTGCGGGGCTTCCTGCTCGTACTGCTGGTGGTGGTCTTGCGCGTAGCGGCCACGGCGCGGGCTCCTCATCTTGAACGGCGCGGGCGGAAAGTAGAGGTGGGCGGGTCGGGCCCGCGCCAACGGTGAACAGCCCGGAGGCTGTCGACGACCCGCCCACCCGTCTCAGGACCCGGTGTACGCGGCCGTCTCCGGCACCCGGTCGAAGTGGTACACGGTGTTGTCGGACGCGTCCGGGTAGGCGGTGATCGTCCACTCGAAGCCAGCGATCTCGTCCTGCTTGTGGGACACGTCGGAGCGCTCCGTGATCTCGCCCTGCGGCACGTAAAAGCCGCGCTGGAAGTTGTCGCCGTCCAGGACCACGAACCAGAACGCGCGCCGGTCCGGCTCCGGAGAGGCGGTCTCCGCGAACGAGGTGAGGCCGGCGGTCGGCACCAGGTCCGCCGAATCGACGCGGTACTGCAGCGACTGCACGGTCGTGCGCCCCGTCTCCCACACCGTCAGCCCGAACGTGCGCAGGCTGGACGTGATGGTGGTGCGGATCGGCGACGTGTAGCCCCACGGCGTGAACGACTGCGAGTCCTCGTCGAAGCCCTGCGTCAGACCGTCCTCAGAGATGGCGCCCAGCGGCAGCCACGGCGCCAGCGGCTGCACCGCCGGATCCCCCGGCGAAGACGTACCTACCGGAGCAGCCCAGCCGCCCCCGTTCGCACCGACCTCCAGCAGATCCGCAGCGCGGGTGATTGAAACCATGATGTCTCCAGACATGCGAAAGCCCGCGCACGGGCGGGTGTTGACGGGGTCCGGCGCGGGCCCGATAGATCGGTCAGGAGACCGGGTGACAGAAGATCTCGTAGGTGGCCCCAACGCGGCGAAGGCCGGTGTTCTCGTAGGGCCGGGGCGCGGGCAGTGTGATCGCTCCCGCTTTACTGATGACGAGCGTGTCAGTCGTCGAGCTGCGAAGTTCCAGCTCAACCCAGCCGAGCACCTCGCCAGCGAGGGCGACGGCTGAGGCCCGGTCGGCGGCGTACACGTCGATGTCCACCAGCATCCGGGCCAGGCGGCCGGCGGCGATGTCACCGCCCGGCACTTGCTCGATCTGGATCGTCGGCAACTCGCTGATCAGACTGTTGTCGAGCTCGTCGCGCACAACCGCGTCGGGCCAGCGGGCCTGCGCCCGCGGGATCAGCTCGCCTTCGATGTCGACGATGACGGTCACTAGTTCCGCCCGCCGATCTGAGCAGCCCGCAGCAGCACGTGATGCGCCGGCACCCGCTCGGTGCCGTACTCGACCCAGCGGGCGTAATAGGCGGTGTTGCGGACGTAGCCGACGGCACGGTCGCGGCGACGTCCGCCCCGGCTCGTGCTGCCTGCCTCCCACGACCGTTGATAGTGGCCGGGGTCCGGGCTGTTCTCGTCGACCGGGGAGATCGACTCTGCGACGCCCTTGATCACTTCGGCGCGGCGGAGCATCTCTGCCTGCATGCCCGGCATGCGCAGCATTTGCCCGACGCCTTTCCGCTTCATCTTGAACCGTGCAGGCACAGGCCACCTCCCTGATCAGCCGGTGACGCGGTCGGCGGCGAATTGGATCGGGCCGCGGGTACCGGTGAAGACGCTGCGGCCCCAGTCGCCGGGCTCGCCCGTGATGTCGCAGAGCACGCCCCGCACCTTCGCCTTGTCGGTAGTGCGCAGCGGAAGGCGGGCGTGTTGTGGCTGTCCAGGCGGGACGTAGATGGTCCAGCCGACGATGACCGTGTCTCGGGCCTGCTGCTGGTCGCCGCCCACCTGCGGAGTCTCCGCCCGCGGGGTCACAGCACAGCCCTCCAGGTCGAACGACTCGTCCGGGCCCGGCAGCGGCTGGCCGCGGCCATTCCGTCCCGGCGACGGGCCGCTGCGCACGATCCGCACCTTCTCCCCGAACGGGTACGGCATCAGCTGTACCCCCAGCCGGGCTCGAACTCGTCGGCGAACCCGGCGTCGTCGATCGGCCACGTCGGCGACGGATCCGCCGTTGACGGTGTCGGATCCACCGTGAACGCGCCGCCCCGGCCGGCAAGGCTCTTCAGCGCAGCCTTGTCGTTCTTGGTCAGATACAGGCCGCCCGACCCGGACGGGCGCTGCACCGACATCGGGCCGATCGTCTCGTAAGACACCTGCTGCGGATTCACATAGGCGCGGCCGGCAACCGACAGCACCACGGCTTCCGCACCCTCGGGCAGCGGCTTGACGATGGTCTGGCACAGGGACACCGCGGAGGCGATCAGCAGATCGGCGCGGTTCCCGTCGATCTCACTCAACCCCAGGTAGAGGCCGAGCTGTTCCACGGTCGGAGGAGCGAACGCCATGCCGACCTCCTACGTGGACAAGCCCTCAATGGCGGCACACCAGGCTGCAAGGTCAGCAGCCGGATTCAGCTCGAGACTGCGGGCCTTCGCCCGCTTCGACGCCAGCCGATACTCGGCGGCGGTCAGCAGCTTCCGCAGCACCGCCTCGTAGCCGGCCACGTCCTCGCGGTCGACGAAGATGCCTGCCTCGCCCAGCGACTCACACAGGCCCTCGGTCGGGTGCGCGACCACGGGGATGCCGCTGGCGAGCGCCTCGCATCCGGCACGACCCCACGACTCGTAGGAAGACGGCATCAGGAGCACCTTCGTGCGGCCGTACACCTTCTCCCGCATTTCCTCGCCGCGCACATGCTCGACGATCTCGACGTTCGGCAGGTTCGGGAGGATCTGCTCGCCGTAGGCGCCCTTCACTGCCAGGAACTCCTGGTCCGGCATTCGTTCGGCGAGGGATTTGAGGACCTTGCCGCCCTTCTCCGGATTGCAGTTGATCAGGGTGATGGCCTTGCCGGGCTTCGTCGCGTACTCCTCGGCGAACACGGGCGGACGCACGATGAGGCTGCGGTCCGGGCGGGTCGACTTCGGATACTCGGCGAAGAACAACTCCGCCTGCTGAGCCATCCACTGGCTGTTGTACACCGCCAGCGACGTCCCACCCGCAGCGATGTCGCGGAAGGTCGGCCGGTGCGTGTTGTGGCACACCACCACGAGCCGCTTGCCGTAGCCGCGGGCCAGCGACGCCGTCGCAGGCACTGTTTCCAGATGCGCGAGCAGCACATCCGCCCTGCGGACAGCGGTCGGGAAGTCGAGACGGGACTCCAGTGGCACGACCTTGATGCCCCGGTACTCGTACTCCTTGTGGGCCTTCCCGTAGCGGGACAGCCACACGGACACATCGTGCCCGCGTTCCACCAGCGGCCGGAGCATCGACACCAGCATGTACTCGGCGCCCGCATTGTGCTCCGGCGGCATCGCATGAACGCGGGCCACGATCTTCAGGGGCTTGGCTGCCCCGCCCGGCGCGGAAGCCGGGACAGCCCTGGCCATCAGGAACCGCTCGGGGTGCCGGTGAACTTCACGAACGCGTCGACGTCGCCCATCACGAAGCCGTAGTACGCCTCCGCGAGGATCAGAACCAGGTTCTCCTGGAACGCCGAGTGCACGCCGCCGTCCTCGTCCACGTAGGTGGCCTGGTCGGAGATCCGCACCGTGATGTCCATGCCGACGCCATACGCCGCCTGCGACCAGTCGCCGCCGATCGCCCGCAGGCCCGTGTCCGTGCTCGCGGACTGCCGGCGCTGCTTGCCCGACACCGACCGCGAGTAGGCGAGCGGCTCGCCGATCAGCGTGCCCGCCGCGGCCATGTCCGTGCCCGGGGTCTGCGTGTCGACCAGGATCGGCCGGCCCGTGGTGTCGGTCGCGAGCAGCAGCTTCGGCTTCAGCCGGTGGTCGGCGACGGTGCCGGTGTAGTCCCAGTCCCCGTCGATGACCTCTTCCATGCCGGTCACCAGGTCGGCCCAGATGCCGCCCTGTGCCTGCGTGGCGGTGCCGAGGGCCACCGAGTTGGTGGTGGCTGCCAGGTACTCGGTGAACGGCCCGGTGGCGCCCTTCATGGTCTTCCCGTGGATCGCGGCGTGGTCGTAGGCCCGCGCGAACGCCGTGGGCAGATCCTTCTGCAGCTGGGTGTAGAGGCCGCCTGCGTTGGTCTTGGCGACCTCCATGGCGACCGGAATGAGCACCGCCAGCTTCTTCGCCTGCATCTGCTTGACGTCGACGCCGCCGGTCGACAGCGGCTTCTTCGCCGCCTGCCCGACCCAGTCCGCGGTCGGAACGTCCATCGGGATCGGCACGCTCGTCGTGGCGTCCAGGGCGAGCGGCGCCTGCCGGGCGAGCGCCATCACGGCGGACTGCTCCACCGACTTCTCGAAGATCGGGGCGGTGATCGTGCGCGGCAGGAGCGACGCATCGACATTGGACAGAGTGAGGGGGGCCGTAGCCACCATGATTCCTTCTCTCAGCGGCTAGGCAGCCGCGAACTCAACCACCCGGCGAACTCGTCCTCCGGGTTGGGGGCCTGCTTTCGGTTGGCACCGGACGCCTGAGTGCGATCCGGTGCGGGTCGCCGCGGGCCCTCCGGGGGCTGGGTCTTCGCCCAGTGCGGCTTGCGCTCCAACAGCGCCTGGAGATCCGCCTCAATGGCGGTCTCGTCGATGGAGCCCGACTCGTCGATGTACGAGGTCAGATCGAGCTGGCCGACAGCGTCTTCCGGGTCCGTGAATGCGGCCCGCTCCCCCACCTGGGCGCCGGCCATGGCCTGCACGCGCGCCTCCACGAGGCTCTTGCGGGTAGCGGCGATCTGCTCGTTCGCCCGGTTCAGCTGGTCGGTGAGACGCTCGGACTCCGACTTCTCGGCGTCCTTGATGCGCCGCAGCTCGGCAGCTGCCGGCTCCAGCTCCTTCAGGCGCTTACGGAGGTTCGCAGCCTCCGAGTTCGCCTTCTTGATCTTCGCCTCGGCCTGCTTCCGGTCGAACGGCTTCTCCTCGCCGCCGGACTCCGCCTCCTGGGCGTCCTCCTGCTGCTCAGCGCCGCCCTGCTCCTGGGCAGCCGTCTCCTCGACGGTCTCCTCAGTGCCGGACTCCTGCTGCTGCTCGCTGGTCTGCTCGTTCTCTTCGGGCATGACGAATCGGCCCTCCAGGGGCTGTGGAAATGAGAAAGGCCGCCACCAGGGCGACCTCGTTGATCAGAAAGATCCGGGATCCGCTAGCGCACGCTGCTCCGCGAGCGCGGCCCGGAAGAGCCGAAGCTGCTCACCAGGATGCCCTTGGGCGAACTCGCGGTAGATGCGATCCCACTCCTGGGCCTTCGCCGACAGCTCGAACGCCTGACCTCGGAAAACGGGGATCGGCTGGCAGCGGCAGTAGTTGTGATACTTGATCACACTGTCGTTGCCGATGAACCGGTCATTGGCGTCCTCACCGACCGTCCCGCGGTCCTTGTAGACCGCGCCACGGCTGGACATGAGAGCGCAGAACGAGCAGCAGCCGAGAGCCGCGGCCCGCGCATAGGCGACAGCCCCGCGGTCCTCCCGGACAGCCTCCTGCACCGTCTCCCGGCCCGCGTTCAACACCAGCCGGCCGACAGCGCCGTCCGCCTTCGACATTGCCGCCTCCAGGCGGATGTCGAGCGGCTCCAGCTGAGCTACAGACGCTTCACGCTCGTCGCGCGGCCACAAGTCCTTCGTGGCCCAGCGCAGCGAGTTCGACGTCTGCTCATCCGGAGGCGGATCAGCCAGTGGCACCGTGAACGTCCCGGGCACACTGGCCGTCTCACGCTCACCGTCGTAGAAGTCGGCGCCCAGGCTTGCGGACGCCTCTGCATAGCGTGCCACCAGGGCCGCTACCGCCTCGATCCACGTCGGCACCGTCGCCTGCAAACGGTTCGGGTTGATGAGACGCCGCAGCCCACGCAGATCACGCAACAGCAGCGTGGACAGACCAGCCTGCGCCTGGCGCCAACGGACAACGCTCGTCGAACTATCCGAGGTCGCCAAGTTCGGCCTCCGACGGCTCTATGCCCGCCTGCGAGCCACCAGCACTGAGCTCAGCCAGGCGGTCCAGCAGCGCAGTACTCCCAGCCCTGCCAGCAGCCCGCCGCCGATCGGCTGCGATCCGCTGCCGCTGCGCCTCCGTGAACCCGGCCATCTCCAACGTCACGTCGGAGTCCGCGGGCAGCACGCCTGCTTGCACGAGCTTGACCGTGGCGTCCACCTGGGCCGCCACCGTCGGTGTCGCAGGATTGCGCCACACCGTCTCGATGCGCCGCGCCTTGTCCGGCGGCTCACCGTCGCGCACCCACAGAGCGAGCCGCATCGCCTGCTGCCAGCCGGCACCGAAGCGACGGATGCGCCGTTCGGCCTTCTTGACCTGACGGTTGTCGGCGAAACGAATCGCGTCGGCAGAAGCTGGGTTGTCGCTGCTGTAGCCGAGGACGTGCGGGGCCACCGACATCTGCGACGCCATGATCCGCGCATACAGGTCGATGATTTTCGTCATGCCGGTCGGGTCATGAGCCGCGAACTGGCCCACGTCCGGGACGTTGCCGTCTTCATCCCGCTCCAACGCGAGGACGCGGCCGATGTACGTCTCCCACGCCGACTTCGCCGTACCGTCCGCGTCCTGGAACGCCGACTCCGACGCGCCCAAGATGTAGCGCTGCGGGGCGCCGAAGAACTCCGCCGCCACCTCCATGCCCATCAGGCGCCGGCAAGCAGCATCCGTGATCGACATAACCTCTGGGGTGATCTCCGACTTGCCGACACGGTCCGCGGTGCGCTGCCGGTTCGCCATCCGCACCACCGGGACGACACCCAGGCCGTGCATGTCGCGGTCGACGACCTCCCAGCCACCCGACGCCGACGGCAACGCCATCACCGTCTGATCCGGCAGGTAGAGGACCAGCATGCGCTCCTCAGGGCCGGACTCGATGAACGTGTCCGCCGCGCACTCGCGAAGCGCCGCCGTGCTCATGCGGATACGGGCATCCCACATCACCGTCATGTCCAGCGGAGACTCCGCCGAGATCAGCGGCGGACAGTCATCGCCACCGCAGTCCCCAGAGCCGACAGCCAGATACTCGCGGCCATATGTCAGGGCATCCAGGTGCGCCAGGCTCGACTCGTCGAACAAGTCGTTAGCGTCGGCGATCTCCGTCAGCTCCGACGAGTCCGAGCCGTCCGCCCATCGGAACGCCTCCAGGTCAAGGCGCTCCTCCAGGGATTCGACACCCACCCGCGGCCAGCCGATGACCGTGTGCAGGCCCTTCAGCTGAGGCGGGATGCTGATGCCGAGGTCCCGGATGAGCTGCTCACCGTTGAAATAGGCATCCCGCAGCTGCAGAGCCCACCGGTCCCGCAGCATGTCCGCACGCAGCATGTTGATCAGGGCGAGCTCGTCGTCCGACAAGAACGCCAGCGGGATATCGGGACTGGTGACCGTCATCGAAGCACCACCACCCTGCCCTTGCCCGGCGTCTTCTTCTTGGCGCGCTTCGGAGAGTTGAGGATCATCCGGCGCAGCATCCGCGCGCCGACCATGCACACCGCCAGGTCGATCTTCTTCGCGGAGGCGCGGTGTTCCTTGCCGATCGTCACGCCCCAACGGTTCGTGCGGCGACGGGCGTTGATCACATGGATGCGCAGTGCCTTATGGCCGTCGTGGACCAACTGGCGCTGAAGCACGTCGGCATGCGTCCGCTTCACGGCCTCAGTGAACGTCTCCTGGTTCCGCGAGTCGCCACGCATGTCCCAACGAATCGCGTGCGCCTTCGGCCCAGACGCCACGGCACGGAGGGCAAGCTTCGGCCCCCAGGCCTGGCCCCATAGATCGATGTACGAATCCCAGTACATCTCACCGTCCTCGTCGTCCTTGCCGCCGCCCGGGTCGGCGAAGAACGCCAGCACCTTGAATCGGGCGAACGCGTTCTCGAGGACGCCGTGCACGTCATCGCGAGGCACCTGGTACGGGACGAAGCCTGGCGTGTTCGGCTGAGGCCAGTTCGCCGGCTTCTGCCACACGCCCAGCGCGGAAACCAGCCCGTCTGACATGCGGCACGCCACCAGCCCGGTTGCGTCGTCTGACTTGGAGCCGTCGAAGAAGATGACGATCTCGTCGCCGTCCGCCAGATGCAGGTCGTCGCGCTTGCAGGCGTCCCACTCGTAGCGGGCCATCCACGCATCCTCGGCTGCAACGATCTGGTTGTACCAGAACCGCCTCGAGCGGCTCGGCGGGTTCCGCGGGTCCAGGATCGACTTCACCAGGCGGGGGATGTTGAGCCAGTCCGAGTCGCCGCGGACCGCCTCCAGCACCTTCGCCAGCCACGGCTTCGTCAGCTTCGCCTCGGGCGGCGCCTCCAGCGAGTCGTACAGGATCCCGGTGTCCTCGGCGCGGCCCGCCTCCGCTGCCTCGTAGGCGTCGCGGGTCTGCTCGGCCACCGAGTCCTCACCGGGCTCGAAGGCGTTGGTGATCGCGAAAGTTCGGGCCGAGCCGTCCGCCGACTTGGTGGCGTTCCGCTCAATCGTCGCCGCCATCTCGTGGCCTTGGTTCGACTCAATCCAGTGATGCGTCTCGTTGAGCAGGGTGAACGTGGTCCGGCCGCCTTCAAGAGCACGCGGCGACGAGGTGACCGCCTCGATCCGGGCGTCACCTTTGTGCGCGTAGACGATCTCCTTGCCGACGTCGATGCTGTACTCGGCGCGGGCCTTCGGGGTGAACAAGGACCCGAAGATGATCATCGTGTTGCGGGTCTGGTCCTTCGAGACTGCCGCCACCTGCACCCACGGCTCCGGATGCGGCTCACCGACAGGCTGCCCCTCCGGGACGCCACTCTCGTCGTCCGGACCTGCGATGCGGCCAGACCAGCGCGACGGCCCCACGAACTCAACGGCGCACAGCGTCGCCCCGAAGGGATCCTTACCCCACCCCTTCAAGCGCTGCAGCACAGCGTCCCGGTAGACGAACTCTCCCGTGTTCGGGTCCAGCGCGAACCACCACAGGATCAGCCGAACCTGCTCGTTCGTGTACCTCCACCGGGAGCCGCGGTGCTGCAAGTACTTGCCCGTCCACACCAGGACGTGCCAGCCGAGCGTGAACGCCGGCTTGACGAACAAGCCGTCCTCGCCGCGTTTCCAGGTAGGGCCAATAGCAACAGGGGTGATCTCGTCCGGGACTTCCTCGACCTCGCCGTCAGCCACCGAAGGCAGCGCGATAGTCATCGAGCACCGTCACGTCGGCATCGCTGCGCCCTGCGGGCTTCTTCCGCTCCAGCTCCATGCGGGCCCGGCGGCGGTCGCCCTCAGTCGTGAGAAGCGATGCCATCACCGAATTGAGCGCGGCGACGAGCTGCCCGTTCGGGCCTCGCTCCGAGCAGTCCAATACCCGCGACATCAGCTCCGCGGCATACCGGGCAACCGCCCAGTCTGAGGGCTGGTAGAACGCGGCCTGCCCCGACTTGCGCAGCGACAGGTACCAGTCAGTTGCGATCGGATCCCACAGCGGACTCGGGTCCGGCAGGTCCGGCAGGTCATCCGGGGTCCCCGACGGGGCCTTTGTGATCGAGTCCTTCTCATTCTTCGAGCGATGGCCCATGCGCTCCTCAGAGCGCTTACCGACAGGTCCACGAGCGCCCATGACGACCTCCAGGGTCAGAGCACGCCACCAGGGCGCACGAAGGGCTGGAAACAACGACGCCCCGCAGGACGCCGCCGGGGCGTCAGAGCGAAGCGATCAAACCGGCCGCATCAGGCAGCTCGGCAAGCTCAAGAGGCGTACCCGGAACCCGGTCGCCCACGATGATGTAGCGGCGGTCCGAGTACACCTCGACCGCCAACTCCCCCCGCCGGATACGCCGGCCATGCGGCACCGCCCCGCGGAACCACAGGTGCAAGCCGGTACCGGAGCGACCCCGCTCCATGTACGTCGGCGGCAGCATGTCGACGATTGCCCGCGCCCACGGCAGCACCCGACCGTCCTCGACCGCATGGTCCAGGTCAAGCACGACGAATCCGTCGCCGGCCGTCAGGACGAAGCCGACGCCGTCACCAGTCCTGGAGGCGCAGGCCGCAGCGAAGTCCGCCCATGACGACGGGTCATTGACCGAAGCGAAGCGGCCATCCGTCCGCATCGGCACCTTGTCCTTGTGCCGCACCCAGCGCGGACGCGACGTCAACTCGGACGGAATGCGGGCCGCCTGCTCGGCAGCCAGGGCGGCCTCCCGCTCCCGCTTACGGGCCCGAGCGGCAAGGACGCGGTGAGAGTTCGTGCAGTAGCGGCGGTCCGACCGGTGCATCACCGGCAGGTCCCCACCGCAGTACTCGCAACTCTGAAGCGTCCCTGGCATGCAGCCAGCCTAGCCGGCCTAGTTAACGGCTACAGCCACTTGACCTGGGATGTTACGAAGGCGGGACGATCGGCCGGCGCGAGGCTCAACAACGGGCCCGACATCGCCCCAGGTCAGGGCCTTGGAAACCCAGGCGCGATGTCAGGTGCATTACGGCCCCGATCCTAAAAGATCATGGGGTGGGGGGCATGCCCCCTATGTCCGTTTCGGGATTGGATCACGTTCTGAAGATCACCTGAAGGGCCGGCTCGACCTCGCGGTCGGTACTCAGCTCGGCGATCATCTCGACATCAACTCGATCACTCTTCCGACTGTTGCAGCTCAGATGAGCACATTGCACGTTGGCAAGCGTGTGCGATCCGCCTTGGGGCAGAGGAAGGATGTGGTCCACCGAGGCGCTCATGGGGTGCGGCCATGGCAGACCTGGGTCCACCGGTAGCTGGCACAGCCCACACGTCCAGTCGTCCCGGTCGTAGACGTCCTTGGGTGCGAACCGTTCGCCTTGGTCGGCCTGCTGGATCAGCATGCGGCGCCGCGCGTCGGCCAGTGCCGCGGCTTCCGGGTAGAGCTGCCGCCAGTGGCCGAGCCGCTCACGACGCTGCTTGTAGTACTCGATGGACTGCTCGCGGTACCTCTCGGTCCCGTACCGCTTGCCCGTCGCCTCCGTGTAGTTGCGGTGCCAAGCTCTCGCCCGTTCGGCGTTGTTGGCTCGCTTGCATTCAGGCTCTCCGCAGTGGATACGCCTTGGCGGCAACATCAGGCCCCCGCAGTACGGGCACGGTCGCGCGTGGGCGGAGCGCCGCCGAGCCGTCTCCTCGCGCCGCCTAGCGAGGTCGGCGTCGTATCGCCCATCCATCCGGGCCGCCTGGTGGTTGCTGGCGTTTCTGCAGCGGCAGAGCAGTAGCGGCTGCCGCTGCGAACGCTGGCCGGCTGGCCGCAGTTCGCGCACTCGATGTCTATGCGCCGGTCATGCGCGATTCCGGCGCGGCAGGCTCCCGAGCAGAAGGCGGGTACGGGCCCGCGTTTGCCCACCTTCTTTTCGACGCCGCATCGAGCGCAGTGGATGAACTTAGGGCGTGTAGCTTGGGTCATGTCGGTCCTGTCGCGTCAGGGTTGGCCATGGCCCCGGGAGCGGTGCAACGCTCGCCGGGGTTCTATTGTCTCAACGCCCGCTGACAGTGGGGCGGCTCCTCATCGGCTGCGACGGCCGACATTGGCTCGGCTGCCCGTGTAGACGCCCGTGTTGCGGCGATGGAGTAGCTGGCAGTAGCCGCGCGCCCGTGCCCCGAGGTAGCGGCTGAGCTGCCGATTGCATCGGGTCCAGTCGCCAGGAGTTCCCCAGCGGATCTTGGCGTTCCCGGGGCCCGAAACACTCCAGTATCGGCGGAGGGTTTCGGCGTTGCCGCGGTTGCCTCGTCCTTTGCTGGCCACAGGTCTCACTCCTTCTGCGGCGCGGGCTCCTGGTCGGGGTCCTTGGGTTCGTCTACCCGCTGGATATGGGCTCCTAGTCCGGCGGGGATGGCGAGGCAGATGCCGTCCTGGTCGGTGAAGACGGCCCATCCGTCAGCGACGGTGAGGGTGAGGTGGGGGTCTTCGATGAGGACGTCATCTTTTCGTTGCTCGCGCGGGTGGACGATCAGGTAGGCGGGCACGGTCACCGCCTTACAGGGCGCCGGGGTGCGGTTCTTCGGGCCGCCGTCGTCCGGGCCGCGGGTTGGCGGCTTTCGCGGCGTGGCCTTCTCGGCTGCTCTTGTACCGGTGGCAGTGCGGCGGCACCTTGTCGTGGGCCCAGTCGAGGTTCTCGGGGCTGTGGTCGTCGCCTGGGTTCTTGTGGTCGAGATAGTCGCCGCCGGGTTGTCCGCAGAGGTGGCAGATGTGGTCGGGGTTGCGGGCGTGGGCGGCGGGGCGGATCTGTGATTCCCAGTTCGGGGGGAGTCTCTTGCGTCGGGTGCTGCCTTGCCAGCCGCCGCCCATCGCTACTCCTTGGGGCTGCGTTCGGTCTCGCCACGGAGCCGTTCGACTTCGGCGCGCAGCCTTTCGATCTGCGCTTCGTGGTCGTTCATGAAGCAGTTGCGCGCGATCGGCATGTTGTCCAGGATCTGTGCCGCCATGTCGAGGCGCTTCTCTGGCGTGACCCGATTCCACTTCCAGATCCACTGGCCGGGGGTTGGGGTGATGCGTTCGTCGGTGACGGGTTCTTCACCTGTGTGCAGCCGCTCTAGCTCGGCGGCCTGCTCGCGCGCCTTGTTCATGTCGGCGGTGATAGCGCCGCGCACGCCCTGGTCGTCGAGCTTGAGGGTTACCTCGTTGCGCACCTCGCGGTCGGTCGAGGCGAACACCTCGGGTCCGAGAACGGTGACGTCGCCGTCCTGGTGCGGGTAGGTGACGGATGCCTTCGGGCCAGTGTCCTGACGGACGACGCTGCGGACGTTGGCGACGGGTGCGAGGGCGACGGCCTGCTTGTCCTTGATAAAGGTGTAGTCACGGGCGTCGGAGTCGTATTCGACGCCGTCGGCTTCGATGGTCTCGGTGGTGCCGTCGAGGTAGTTGATCGTGTAGTCGGTGGTGCCGGTGAGGTAGGTGACCGGGTAGCGGGGCATGGCGCGGGCTCCTGGCGTGTGGGGCTACGGCTTCCAGCGGGGCCCGCGTAGCGCTTCGGGCACGTCGCTGGTGGTGATGGGCGCGGTGAGCGCGTGGTCGAAGGCGTCTCGGAGCATGCCGAGGATTCCGTCCGGGTGCGGTTCGCGCTTGGGCTGCTCGGGCGGCTGCGGCCGGTCGAGTCCGGCGAGGATTCGGTCCGTCAGCCCGTGGGCGTGGGCGAGGTCGAGTAGCTCGGGGCAGTCGTTGAGGTTGTCGGTCCACGACATGTCTTGGTCGCCGTAGGTGCGGCAGCCCTTGCAGGCGGGCTCGTAGGTGACGTCGGGGTCGAGCCGGTGCCGGGCGAGGATGCGGCGGTCCGCCTCGCAGCGGCGCAGGACGGTGTCCGGGTCGTTGCTGACGATGTGGTCGGCGTGGGGCGAGTGAGCCGGACTGGTGGACCAGTAGATCCGCTCGTAGGCCACGCTGGCGATGCGCGCGTTGTCGGGCGCGGACTGCCAGCCATCGGTGTCGCGGTCGACGATGATGCCGTCGAAGACGTGCCGCCAGTCGGTGGCGTCGCAGGCTCGGGCCCGCTTCTCAGCGGCGTCGACTTGCTGGGTGATCCAGGCGTGGAGATCCATGGCGCGGGCTCCGTTGCGGGGTTAGAGGTCGCCTTCGGCTGCGATGGTGACGCGGCGGGCGATGAGGGTGAGGGTGACGCAGACGAGGTCGTCGGGTTCGGTGCTGATCTCGTGGACGACGATGGGGCGGTCAGCGGGGGCAGCGAGGGACTGGCCGTTGATGCGGATGTCGTTGGGGAGAATCACGCTGCCGCCGAGGGTGCCGTCGGTGGCTCGCCCCTTTTCGACGATCTCGATGACAGCCGCTGTCGGGCCGATGGCCTTGGCCGGGCTGGGCTTGCGGTTCATGCGGCGCCACCGTCGACGGTTGTCCCAGTGGAAGGCGAGGGCGGCTGCGGCAGCGAGCCAGGACAGCGCGATGGGAAGGGCATCGTTCACGGCGTCGCCTCGCCATCGCTTGTCTTCGGGGCCTTGAACCCGGAGAAGCCGTCCATCAACGTGTTCCACGTCGACTCGATGTGGTCTTTCGTCGAGCTCTGCCCGGCGGCTTGGACGTAGGAGCGGATGGCTTCGGCTTGTTCGCGGACGTCGACGGGGATGGCGCTGACGACTGCGTTGAGGCAGGTGCTGTCGGCGCCGTGTTCGTCTTCGTGGTTGAGCATGGCGATGGTCAGATCCCATACCCATTTGGGGAGGTCGGTGTTGGAAGCCATGGCGCGGGCTCTCACATCCCGTCCGGCCATTCGGCGAGGTAGTGACCTGGCTTGCCGCCGTCATCCTCATGCCAGGAGATCCGGACGACGTGGTTGTTGATGGTGATCTGCGTGTCGCTGTAGGCGGTGATCGTGACGCCGGTGTCGGCGCTCATCTTGGCCATCGCGTCGAGGGCGTCAGCGAGGTGTCGCAGATCGGTAGAGGACATGTCGGTGGCCATGGGCGCGGGCCTTCCGGGTGGAGTGGTCAGGTGTTGAGTGCCCTCCGCACGCCCTCTTCGAGGGTCACCGTCGGGACGTAGTGGTTGAGCATCCGGCTGGGGTCGCTGACGCGGTGGTGGACGCCTTGCGGGGCGTCGAGCCTGTGCTTGAGCTGCGGCCGGTAGCCGGCGGTCGCCGTGACGATGTTGGCGAGTTCGTCGAAGCTGGTGGCGCGTCCCCAGCCGAGGTTGACCGGGCCGGTGACCTCGTTGTCGAGGAGTGCGAGGGTGGCGCCGATCAGGTCGTCGATGTGGATCCAGTCGCGTGTCGAGCTGCCGTCGCCCCAGATCTCGAACGGGTCGTCGCGCCGCTTGGCGCGCTGGATGAATGCGGGGAACGGGTAGCACGGCGCCTGGTCCTCGCCGTACCCGCTGAATGGGCGCGGGATGAGGATGCGGCAGCCTTCGGCTTCGGCGTAGGTGGCGAGTTTCTCCCCCGTCAGCTTCGCCCACCCGTAGGTCGCGTCGGGTTCTTCCATGTACGCGAGACTGATGTCCTCTTCGTACAGGCGCCGCACATCGCCGGGCTGCTGCAACGCGACCGGGTAGGCCGCGCTGCTCGAGTAGTACACGGCGCGCGGTGTGCCGGTGCGGATGAGCCACCGCATGTACCAGGCGTCGAGCGCGAGGTTGGTGGCGACGCCGAGTGGTGAGCCGTCGATGCTGGCCCGGCCGCCGACGATGGCCGCGCAGTGGATGGCGAGGTCCCATGGGCTGGCGTCGCGGCGGAAGAAGTCGAGGGCGTCGCGTCCGTCGGCGAGGTCGATGCCGGTGACCAGCCACCCGCGCTCGTCCATGGCCTCGTAGAGGTGGCGGCCGACGAAGCCTCGGTGTCCCGTGAGGAGGACGCGCATCGAACCTCCTCAGAGCCAGGTGACGGCAGCGGCGTTGATGGCGAGGTGGATCGTGTTGTCGGCGATGATCATCAGCCAAACGGCGAGCCACGTCGGGCGATCCTTGTGGTAGCCCGTCGCTGAGCACTCCGACCACGGATGCCAGTAGGAGCGTGGGGCGATGAAGTTCTTCGCCCACACCACGTGCCTGGCCAGCCGGTAGTGGTCAATGACCGCGTGAGTGACGACGATGACCGCGAGCGCGAGCGGGGACTGGGTGATGAGCAGGAACGGCAGGCCGTAGGTGACGGCGTGCGCGGCGGCGGGCCACCACCGTTTGGTCTTCTCGTTCGCCATCCAGTCGGACTGAATGAGGTAGTCCCCAACGAGGTGGGCGAGGAGGATCCCGAACGCAACCTCACCAGTCACGCGTCCACCTTCACGGCCCGGTAGACGCCCCACGGCAGTTCGCTGTCGACGGGGTCCAGTCCGATTCGCTGGCAGGCGTCGTCCTGCTGCTGAGCGGACCAGGTGGTGACGCCGATCCAGCTGTCGGCCTCGCCGGGCTGGTCGGAGAGCGGCCAGTCGAGGACGAGGATCCCGCCGAGCTTGGTGGCGGCCCGGAGCTTGCCGATGATGTGCAGGCAGTCCGCGTAGCTGTGGTGGATGAGGACGGCCAGGCAGTACACGGCGTCCATACGGCGACGGCCTAGATGCCCGGCGATGCCGTCGGCATCCGCCTGGACCGTGGTCAGCTCGGGCGCGTGTTCGGTGAGCCGGTCGAGCATCCGCTGCGAGCTGTCGACAGCAGTGACCTCGTAGCCGAGTCCGGCCATGGGGATGGCGACGCGGCCGTCACCGCACCCGAAGTCCATGACCTTCGCCCCGTCGGGGATGACGGCGGCCAGCATGTCGGCCTGCGCCTTCCCGGACTCCCAGTACGCCTCCTCAGAGACACGGCGGAGCGGGTGGATCGCGGACGGGTCGGCCTGATCCCAGGCCTGGATCACGGCTTGGGCGGTCACGACGCCCCCTTGATGACGGCTTCGGCTGACCCGGTGGTGTTGGTTGCGCTGGTCGTGCCAGCGGGCAGTGCGCCTCCGTTGCTGTACGCGACGAGCTTCCGCAGCTCGGCCAGGTCAGCTTCGAGGCCGCCGTTGTCGCGGTAGTCGTAATAGGCGGCGGCGTCCTGCTCGGCCCGCTCCGGGCTGTTGCAGTCCTCGTACACCTCGTCCATCTCCGCCTTGGACGCGGCGGGGTGGAGGTGCTCGATGACCATGTCGTCGAGGTACGTGATCCGCCCCATGCCGCGGCCCCAGTCGACCCAGCAGAGATCCGCGCAGAGATGGACCAGGGCCGGAGGGCACATATAGCCCAGCGTGGTGACGATGTCCGAGGTCATCGCGACGGCGGTGGCCATCTTCTCGCCCTGCAGTAGGTCGTTGCCGTAGACGATTCCGGGCCCGCCTGACAGGCAGATGCGGATGCGCTCGTCCCACGGCTGGTCTGCGACGCGAGGCCGGTGGTCGTCCCCAAGGAACGCAAGGAACCGGTGGGTCTTGGCCGCCTTCACCGCCTGCGCGTTCAGTGTGCCGACGAGGCGCCTGCGCTTGCCGAACGTGAAGCGGACCCGGCTGTCGGCCTTGAGGTCGGCGGCGTGCTTCTTGTATCCGGCGAGCTCGGGGTCGTCTGTGTCGACCGCGAACAGCACGTCCGCGGTGGCCCCGGTGCCATCCCACGCCAGCATGATCTCGGGGATGGTGTGCGGGCGGCCTCTGGTCGGAATGATGACGAGCAGGTCGTCGGCCATGGCGCGGGCCTCCTAGCTGAGTGCGGCCCAGCGGGCGCCTGAGGTGACGGTCTGGCTGGACAGGGTGATCGATGACGGCAGCGACGTCTGGCCGGTCGGGCCGGTGAGGAACCGGGCTGTGCTGGCGGTGAGGCCAGCACTGGCAGTGGTGGCCCCGCCGGCGCCCATGGCGAACTGTGGCGGGGTTGTTCCGACGGCGAGGATCGCGACGTAGTAGGAGCCGACGGCGAGGGTCTGTGCAGCGGTGAGTGCGATCGTCTTCAGGCCGGTCGAGGTCCAGTTGCCCGACTGGTCGGCGCTGACGGCGAGGCGGGTGCCGCTGCTGTTGTAGAGGCCGACGAAGCACTGGCCTGAGGTGAGGGTGACTCCGGCTGCTTCGATGCCGACGATGACGTTGGACACCAGCGTCGAACGGTTGACGACCTTGACCTTGCACAGGTAGACGGTGCCGCTCGTTGTGGCGTTGGACGCCGACCGGAGTGTGGCGGGGTCGTGGGTCCAGGCGACGAGGCCATGGTCGGCGGGGGTGAAGGTGGCGTCGTTGACGGTGCTCAGCGGGTACTGAAGCAGCCCGTCCGGCATGGCGTTGCCGGTGTTGAACGTGGTGATGTCCCGAAGGACGGTGGACGTCGTCTTCGAGTAGGTGACGGTTCCGCTGGTGTTGTTCTCGATGCGGATCCGCTCGAAGATGTTCGGCGCGTTCGAGGTGGTGTTGGCGTCTTCGATGACCTGAACGGTGTCGCCCGAGGCGATGTTGAAGTAGGCGGACCGGAACGTGTTGTTGTAGCTGTTCGTGCCGGTGACGAAGCCCTTGTTCGTGGCTCCTACGCCCTCGCAGGTGATGTAGTTCGCGTCGAAGACATTGCTGTTGCCGTTGGCGACATTGATCAGCGTGGCGAACCGTTCGAGGTTCAGGTTGCCGATGAAGCGCTGGCTTGCGGTGCCTGCGGTGCCGCCGAGCCAGATGCCGGTGTTGCCCGATCGGCCGGTCCCGGCGCCGGCTTCGAAGTCGACCCAGGTGTTCTGGTTCATGTTGCCGTCGATGGAGTCGACGTAGAGGGCGTAGCCTCCGGCGCCGACGATCTCGACGAAGAACCGGGAGAAGACGCAGTCGCCTGCGTTCTGCATGGTCGCGTCGTTGATGATTTTGATGCCGTTGCGGCAGCCTTCGATCTCGATGTTCTCGAAGGTGCTTCGCCATGGCATGCCGAGCTCCATGGCCCACGTGGTTGCCGTGGTGACGAAACCGCCGTTGATCCGCAGGTCACGGAACGAGCTGTGCCAGAACGACACGTTGTTGTTGTCGCCGACGTCGTTGACGCCGATCGACTTGATGCCGATCCCCGCGCCGGAGATGAACAGGCAGAGCTTCTCCAGGTGGATCTGTGCCCAGTCGGAGATGGTGATGCCGGTGACGCCGGATGCGACGGTGAGTTCGGTGACCTGCTGCCCGCAGCCCTTGAGGGTGACTGTGCGGGGGTCGTTTTCGTCGAGGGTGCCGTTGATCTCGATGGTGGCGGCGATGTTGAAGCCGCCCGGGGACAGCTGGACGATGCCGCCGCCCTCAGCCTGGACGGCGTCGATCGCGGCCTGGATCTGCACCTGGTCGGCGATGCCGTCGCAGAGGTAGTCGGCGCGTGCCTTCTCGCGTGCTGAGGCGTTGTTGGCGACGACGTACCGGGCCGCGGTCATGCCCTTGTAGGGGTTGGACAGGGTGCGGACGGTCTGCGTGGTGGCGCCGGCGGCGGTGACGAGGTTGGCGCCGTAGGAGACGGTCGTGTTGGTGCCGTCGTCGAGCAGGCCGGCGGTGTTCGCGTGCAGGTAGGCGTTGTCGAGCAGGACCGTGGTGGAGCCGGACAGGCGTGCCCCGTACTGAGGCGAGTTGGTGCCGGCGTCGCCGTCGTCGACGCCGGGGTAGCAGGTGATGTCGTCCACGACTACGGGGACGGTGGCGCCGATGACGGCGAGTCCGGCGAAGCCTCCGCCTCCGCTGCCGCCGTTGCGTCCGTCGCGGCGGGTCTGCAATCCGCTGACGAGGATGGGGGTATTGCCGGTGGCGTCGACGAGAAGGCCGTGCTGGCCGTTGCGGTCGGTCTGGCAGCCGGTGATCTGCATGCCGCCGGAACCGGCCCAGTCGCCCCACGCGCCTGTGATGTGGTAGCCGTGGCTGCCGTTCCATTCGGCGCGGCAGGACAGCATCTGCCCGTTGGTGCAGTTCTCCAGGATGAAGCCCTGCCCCCAGCAGCCGATTGCCTGGACGTCGTCGAGGGTGACGTCGGTGCAGCCGGTGAGGAGGATGCCGTTGGCGTGGCAGTTGTCGACCATGACGTGGTGGAGGCGCCACGAGTACGGGTAGGTGCCGTCGGAGCGGGAGGCGGTGACGATGCCGTTGTTGGTGGCCTGCCGGATCGTGACGTTGTCGAGGACGACGTTCTGTACGTTGCCGCGTGCGTAGAGGCCGTCAACGCTGCCGGTGAGGAGGCTGCCGTCAATCATGAGGTCGGTGATGCGCTGTTCGCCGGAGATGTTCGGGTGGCCGCCGTCGGTGTCGCCGATGATCTGGATGACGCTTGTGCCGGTGAAGGTGGCGGCGGGCTGGATGAAGCACGGGTATTCGGTGCCGGTCATGCCGGGGCCGACCATGAGGTTGGCGTGCTCGCCGCGCAGGCTGACGCCGTTCTTCAGGTCCAGAGTTGTCGTGGTCTTGTAGACGCCGCGGGGCAGGTAGACGGTCCCGCCGGGCGGGCAGGCGTCGATGACGGCCTGGATGGCGGCGGTGTCGTCGATGATGCCGTTGCCTACGGCTCCGAGGCGCTGCACGTTGGCCCAGCCGGTGACGCCGGTGAGGTTGACGGAGCCGACTTGGCCGTTGACGGCGAAGACGGCGCCGACGTTGGCTTCTACGACGATTCCTTGGCGGCCGTCGACTACGGCGTCGGGCACGTTGTCGCCGGTGACCTGGACTCTCACCTGGTCACCTCCAGCGACACGATGACCTTGCCCTCCAGCCAGCGCACGACGGTGGAGCCGGACACCATCTCGAGGTCCCACACGCCGTTGCGGGTGAGGGTCTGGGTCTGGGTGGCCGGCAGGGCGATCTGCACGGACGGGCCGTCGACGGTCAGGTAGGGGGTGAGGGTGATGAGGAGGTCGCCGGAGTCGGCGGGTGCGGAGCGGATCTGGGCGCGGGCGGTCCAGCCGTCCCAGGTGAAGCCGTCGTCGAGGGCGGTGAAGGTCTGGACGAAGGTGGCGCCCTGCTCGATCTTCAAGTCCCAGGTTCCGGCGGTCAATCCAGCCACCTCCGGAAGCGTGTCGCCTACGCCTGTGGCGCTCGCGTCGCTCTGCGCGCTGCCGGTTGCGGTGCCGTGGACGACGGTGAGGCCGACGGTGGTGGCGTTCGACTGTGCGCTGCCGGTGGCGGAGCCGGAGGCGGCGAGCATGCCGGTCGCGGTGGCCCCGGACTCGGCGCTGCCTGCGGCGGTGCCGGTGTAGACGGCACCGTCCGACAACGTATTCGCCATGTCGTACTGCGCCTCGTCAGCAGTGCCTGCGTCGCGGTGAGCGGATAGGTCCAGGGCGCAGGTGTCGACCGAGGCGGTCACCCAGGCTGGGGTGGCGAGGGTGCGCCGGTTGGTCCACGTCGTCCCGTCGGGCGACGTGTCCCAGTAGACGTTGGTGCCGTCCTCACGAAGCCGCAGGAACTTGTGCGTGACCGCCGAGTAGGTGAGGTCGACGCTGCCCGCGTCGAAGTACCCGGTGTCGTTCTTGCACCTCAACTGGCCGGTGACGGTGTTGATGACGAAGCCGATGCGGGTGCCATTGGTGGCAATGTCCGGATGGTTGACGAACACCGACGCGTAGGCCTCGGTGGCCGTCGACGCGGCCGGGACAGTGGTGACCGCGACGTAGAAGGTGGCGCCTGCAAGGGTCCAGCTGTAGGCGGTCTGGTAACCGGCGTAGCCGGTGCCGCAGGGGACGTGGGCTTTGCCGCCGGATTCGGAGACTCCCCCGTAGCTGTTGCCCCAGTTCGGCCCGATCGTCGCGTCGTTGAAGTCGTCGATCAAGGTCGATAGGGAGGGCATGCACGCCTCCGATCAGCTGATCGACAAGTCGAGATTCCCTGCCGTAATCCGATACTCATCACCAGCCAGGAGCGTCCGGTTGGTGTCGAGGGGCCCGTACCACCAGCGGACCGGGGTGCCGGCGGTGTCCCAGATTTCCCAGCCGACGATCGTGCACGCCGGCATGCCGGAGAACACCAGGTCTGCCGAGTTGGAGACAGCTCCACCGGATGCGGCGCCAACGGTGAGGGTCTGGCGGGCGTAGGAGCCGCCGACAACCTCGGTGCCGGCAGTGGCGTCGTCACCTGCCGCGGTGACGAGGGCGACCTTCATGTCCGGGTCCGGCGGGGTGGGGCTTCCGCCCATCAGCCAATCCAGGGCCCGGTTCTCGGCCGTATTCGAAAGGTTATCGCTAATGACGAACACCACCTTTTCGGGCGCGTTATCAAATAAAATGCAGGCATGTGTTCAATCGAAGGTTGCGAGAACCCAATTCACGTTCAATCGCGAGGCTGGTGCCGCTCTCATTACCTGCGCTGGCACCGTTTCGGAGATCCGCTCGCCTCGGCGCCTAAGAAGACCCCCGTGCAGCGCTACCACGAGAAGGTGGATCGCAGGGGGCCTGACGAATGCTGGCCTTGGATAGGCGCTTACGCCAGCGTGGACCGCGGGGCCTTCCGATGGAGGGGCAAGACTCGTATCGCCACCCGGGTCGGCTGGGAGATCGCCCATGGGCAGGACCCGGGAGACCTCCACGTGTGCCACACCTGCGATCACGGGTGGTGCCACAACCCCCGGCACTGGTTCCTGGGGACTCACCAGGAGAACATGACGGACCTTAAGGAGAAGAATCTTCCCCGTGGCCGCCCCTTGGCCACCACGCCAGAGATCGACGCAAAGATTGATGAAGGACTCGCCGCCGGGGAGAGCTACGCGAGTATCGCCCGTCGCCTAGATATAGGCCGCTGGATCGTCGAGCGTCACGCAACCGGTCTCCGGAATATCTCCCGCTCTCCGGCACCGGAACGCACTCCGCCGATCGCTCGCTAGGTGACGGAGAGGACTCCGGATTGGCGGACGATGTTCTCGGCGCCGGGCGGGTCGACGGCGATCCACACCCGGTAGTCGCCTGCGGTGAGGACGAGGTCGGTGCCGGGGCCGACAAGTACGCGGGCGTCGCTGCCGGCCCAGGCTGCGGTGTGCCATTCGTCGTCATCGGGATTGGCGCGGTGGGCGACGACCGCGATCCGCACCGGGGTTGATCCCGTGTCGACGCCGGCGGGCACTGTGACGGGCACGTGCACGAACTCGGTGGAGGTGCTGGGGATCACCATGGGGTGCCCACCTCCCAGCCGCTGCCGTGTGGCGTGCCCGCCTGCCATGGGCTGTACGGCGCGCCGACGGTGAGGTCGACGTCTTCGTCGGGGCCGGCTGCGGCGAGTGGCCTCGCGGTGCTGCCCTCGATGGCCGGGGCGAGCGTGGCGGTCTTGGCGCCAGTCAGTGGCCGGGCTGCTTCGGTGGCTGCCGCTGTGGCGAGGTTGAGGCTCGCGGCCAGCGTGAGGGGCTCGGCGGTCTCGATCGTGGCGGCAGTGGTCAGCGAAGCGGTCTTCGCGCCGACGAGGGCCTGCGCCGCGGCGCCTGCTAGCGCGATACCGAGCACGCTCGTCTTGCCGCCGGTCAGGGGCTGGGCAGCTTCGGCGCCGCCCGCGGGGTCGAGGGCGGCGGCCTTCAGGCCGCTCAGGGCCTGCGCCGTCTCCAGGTTGGCGCTGACGCTGAGTACCCCGCTCTTCGAGCCTGTGAGCGCCTGCGCTGCGTGACTGGCGGCTGCGATCCCGAGCGTGGCGGCTTTGGCGCCGGCGAGTGTCTGTGCGGTCTCTGTGGAGGCTGCGACGTCGAGGGTTGCGCCGGCGGTGACGTCGGCTGCAGTGAAGTCGTCGAAGCGGATCGCGTTGGTTGATTCGGAGCGGAGGCCGACACTGGTGCCCGTGGTTACGTGCGTGTTGGTGAGCGAGACCCTCTCAACGCCGTTGACGAAAGCCTTGATCGTTGACCCGACGGCCTGGACCTTCGCGACATCGCCGGGTGCGGCGGCGGCCGCGTAGGTGCCGATGACGGTGAAGCTGCCGCCGACAACGGAGAAGAGATCCCAGGAGCTGCCGTCGTTGCGCCACAGATAGCCCGAGCTGATGTTGCTGTTGCCGCGGCACCACACGCCTTGGCTGGCCGCTGTCGTGGCGGCGATCTTGACCTGCGCGGAGTGGTCGCTGCTGTCCATCGCTCCGGAGGCGCGCAGGATGATCGTCCCGCCGGATGAACCGGGCGAGAGCTGGTTGGAGACGATGGACCAGTCGCCGGACACCTCGACCCAGCCGGCGCCGAGATCCGAGGTGTTGGCGCGGTTGAAGTCGTCGGTGAACGTGGCCACGGCGCCTCCCGCCGGCTATGCGGTGGAGCTGGCCCGGAAGAAGTCTGCGACGGTCAGCGAGAAGTTGTTCCCGTCAGGGGTGAGCGCCAGGTCGTGCTTCGTGAGCGGGATCAGGTCTACGTCGGTGCCGGTGGTGGTGTCCGGGTCGTAGCAGATGACGAGAGCGCCGACGGCGTTGCCGGTGGGGGCGGTCCAGGTGATGTCGGCGCAGTCGATCGCGACCCGGTCGTTGGTGTCGTCGACGGTGACAGTGACGGAGGCCAGGGTCTTGCGGCCCATGGTGGTCTGCTCGTTGGAAGCGCCGGAGAGGATCGCGTCGAGGGTGTCGTAGTCCCGCATGGTCGCGTCGGTGACAAGGCCGGTGGCTTCGAGGGGGACGGCGATGAGGGCGTCGTTCGTGGCGGGCAGGGCGGCGAGCGCGGCTACGCGGCCGAGCGCTTGGTTGAATGTCAGGTTGGCCACGGCGGACTCCGTTCAGGTGTGCGCCGCGTGGCGCGGGAGAGGTGAGGGCAAGGGTGCCGGGGAGTCGTTGGCGCTTCGCGATGGGACTTACACCGCTTGGGGCTCCCCACCAGGCGCTGCGCCGGAGCATCCGGCACCCCTGCGTATCGGGGTCCCGCCGCCCATGGCATGGGGGATGGCGGGCGGCGGGACGTGCGGGGCTTGGATGAGCGGCCAGCCCCGGGTTCAGGCGGTTTCGAAGAGGTGCCAGACCAGTTGATCGCCGGGCGCGAGTGCGGTCCCGACGTACTCGAGGTCGGGTGGCAGTGAGTGGCCGGTGCCGTAGACGCGGAAGCTCCGCGTCGGCTTCGGGCCGGGCGCGTTCATCACCCACACCTCGACCACGTGCATGTTGCGACACGCGACGTGAAGGATTGGCCCATCGAACTGGAGGGGGTGCCAGCGGTCGTCGACGGGGATCTCGTACCGGTAGACGGCGGCCACGGCACCTCCAGAGGTTGTTGCCCGCCCGGTCCCCCACAAGGACCGGGCGGACGGTGGGCCGAGCGCGTGGCGCTTCTAGGCCCGGCCCTGCGCCGCACCACAGCAGCAGGGAGATCAGGCGGCTGCTTGGAGCCGCCGCTTGTGGGGGCCGCGCGCGTTGGCGGCTGGGTCCTTGGGGATGTTGCGGGATCGCCCGGCTTCGGCAATGGCGATGACGGTGGGAATGTGGAAGACCTCTTGGCCGCGTTCTCCGAAGAGGGGCTTGAGCTTGCCGCGGGTCATCCAGACGCGCAGCGTGTTGGGCATGACGCCTGCGGCTTCAGCCGCCTTCCAGAGGTCGCCGAGGACGTCGGCGCCGACATCGTCTTGGACTTCGGCGAGTGCTTTCCATCGGGCTTCACTTGCGGAGCCGTCCACGACACCTCCCGGGGCATGCAGAAACCCCCGCCGGGATCCTCACGGCGGGGGTTCATGTGACTGGGGGGACACGTGTCCTATGTCGTTTTGGAGATTACAGGGGTGATCGCCTGTAGCACAAGCGGCTCGCGCAGGTCAGGGGTCGAGCAGGTCTTTCACTGTCGCATCGGCCGTGTCCCGATCGATGAGCGAGGCGTGTGGCACGTCGGGCACTCCATGCTCGGTCCGCAACTCCCGGATGAAGTCGATTAGATCGGGACCTGGGGTGAAGTACTCGCGTCCGACCTTCTGATCTCGGAGGGCGGCGAACTGGGTGTGCCTGAGTCGTTCGAGTTCGGCGTCTCCTGGCTCGATGGCCAGCACGGCGTCGGGCATGAGGGCGTCGAAGCGCTGACGGGGTCGGACGGTTGTCCCGATCTTTATGAGCGCACCGCGGAGGATGTAGTAGACGATGCCAGGCGATGTCTTCCATCGTCTGGCGGCCTCGCGTTGGGCACGCCAGACCTCTGCGTCACTTCGGGCTTGTGCTGCCTGCGCTGCTTCGACTGCCCTGCGCCTCTCGTCGCGCTCCTTGGTGAGGCCGTGCTTCCAGTGGATGAACTTGACCGCGTTGTCGGCAACGGTCTGATCGATCTCGATCCCGGCTCGGCGCTGCATCTCCAGGTGCATAGAGATGTCGTAGTAGTAGGGGTCCTGTGGATCTACGAGGTGCCGGAACGGGAGCCTTATGCGCTCACGCTCGCTCTTCTGCCGTTCGTGTGCGGGTATGAACGGTCTACCCTTACCCATGTCGATCTCCTTGGAAGGTCGGCCGCGCCCCGGGGATGTTCGCAGCATCCGCCGGGGTCTCAACTGCCCTAATTCTACTGGGATATGGATCTATTCGCCGGGATTCGCGCAGGTGAGAGGCTCTCATCTTCTTCATCGATCAGCGGCCGGATCACATGCAGGTACCCCCAGATCCACACTCCGAGCTGTTCGGCTGCTGCGTGGTAGCCCTGGCGTCTGATCCACCGGTTGGATCGCCAGGTGCCGTTGTGGTGGCGGGTGATCCAGTAGCCGCAGCGCGGGGACATGGCGGGCGGGGGCTGGTTCCAGTAGGTGGTGACGTCCTCGACGGGTGGGGGTTTGTGGCCCCACGGCGGGGCAGTCATGGCGCCCACTCCTCGCCCTTGTGATCAGGGTGGCCGGCGAACGGCTGGGCGAGAACTCGGAGAGTGCTGCACGGCTGGACGCGTATACGCGGGTCAGGGTCGACGTACCGCTCAGTTCCGGGGTACTGGTCGTAGGTGGGACATCGGTGCGAACCGGCACTGTCGTGCAGGTCAACCACGGCAAGGTTGACGTCGAGGTTGGCGATGATGCCTGCCGGATCGTTGGCGGCGATGTGACGGCGGACGTCCCAGTCAAGGTGATCCCATGGTCCGACGACCACTGTCGCGCCCGAAGCGGTCTCGTTGACGCTGGAACCCAAGTGCTCGTCGCCGGCACTCCAGTTCGCCGTGGAGTCCTCGGCGGCCGCTTCGGCAAGCGCCCGCCGTTCGGCGTACCGGGCCCGCAGGAAGTCGGCGATCTCGCTCATCGAAAGCCCTTCGGGTTACAGGGGACGCCCCAACGTTCGAGGTAGCGGCGGCGGAATCGGCGGTCTAGCCACCAACCGACTGGCAACATCAGGAAGGCGGCCCAGCCAGGGCCGTACAGGAGGACGTCTCGCCACGTCATGGGTTCTCCGTGGTGTGGCCGATGGCGCGTGCTTCGAGGGTGTCGGCTTCGATGTCGATGGCGGCGCCTGCGCTGTGGAGGTCGCAGTCGGGGTCGTCGGCGAGGTTGCGGCAGGATTCGGCGATGGCCCGCAGGAGGGCAAGGACGGCGTCGCAGGGGGCGTATGGCTGACCGTCGTTGGCCGTGACGATGGGGATCTTGTCGGCAGCGTGAGGCAGTGGTTCGCTGGTCACGCCGCCGTCCCTCCGCTCGGGGCACACTCGCCCATGAAGATGAAGCGCCGCCATCCGGGGCGCGGGGGTGCGACTTTGCCGCAGGTGACGCAGACGCCGCGCCAGTTGGGGTGCTCGTCGCTGCGGCCGGTCCAGAGGTGGCCACGCGGAATGCACCAGCGGGCGTAGCCGTCGATCTGGCGCAGCGCCTGCATCCCGAGGGCGAGGGGGCTGTTCATGCCGCCGCCTCTCCCTGCTCGGCCGCCTGCCGCGCCTGCTCAGCCGTCGCGGCCTCTTGCGCGGCCCGCAGTTCCCGCCATTCCCCGAGCCCATCCCAGCGTGCCCCGCATCCGCCGCAGTGGACACGGTGCGATCCGGTGGATGCGGTCAACGCCGTCCCGCACCAGCCGTCGTCGACCGGGGTGGGGCAGGCGCCGATCTGGACGCGGCCGGGCCGCTTCTCCCCCGCCGCCAACGCCGCGCATTCGCCGTGCAGCTTGCGCAAGTCGTCGATGTCCTGACCGACAGACTCGTAACTGGAGCACGCCCACAGCAGGTTGTCGCGCAGGAAGCGGACGTGATCCGGGATCGCCTGAGCCGGGCTGCCGCGCCAGGGTGCGATCGTCCAGCCGAGCGCACTCCGCCACGAGTCCTCGATCGCCGACAGCTTGGCGGCTATACCGCCGGGGCCGACGAGGTTGAGGACGTCCAGGCGGGGCGGGATCGGCGGGGTCTTGCTGCCGGACGGTCCGCTGATACGGGACGCGCCCTTCATGAGCATCGCCGTCGTGTTGAGCTGGGCGAAGAGGCCGGGGAGTTCGGTGATACGGGCGGCCGTCTTGTCCTCACAGGGGCGGCACGCCCACCGGCCCGCTTCGGCCACCCACAACTGCCGATTGCAGCGGGGCGTCACACAGGCGGGCCACTCATAGCCCTGAAGGTCATCGGAGTAGTCGTGCACGGCAGGCTCCTCGTGGTGCGGGAAGCAAGGCGACTCTTGTTCCAATGGTGGCATGAGAGGTTGACACACAGGGCCAATGGCACAGTCGGCGGCTTCTGGGAGACTGGCAGCATGAGTCCTGGGATTGCCGCGCTCCTTGGCCTTGGCGGCGGGTCAGCACTCGGCGTGATCATCTCCGTGTGCGTGACACGCCACCTGCTCCGCCGTTCCGGCGGGACGATGCCCACCCCTCCACCGCTTGGCCCCGGCGAGGTTCGAGCGTTCCTATCGCCGGGCGGGAACGGGCCCACGATGGAGACCTCAGCGAATTACAACGGTCGCGGGTTGGACGTCTGGCGCAAGCCGCCCACGACATGACGAAGGCCCGGCCGCGCACGGGCGCGAGCCGGGCCAGACTGCGGGGGTGTGTCAGCTCCAGTCGCCGAACGGACCAGACTTCAGCCGACGGCACGCTTCCTCTGCCGCCAGGCGCGAGCTCGCTGGTGCTGACACTCGCGACACGCCCGACTGACGACGCCGTCCCGCTTGACCCATGTGCGGATGTTCTCCTGCGTGTATTCGTGCCCGTTGGGGCAGTGTCGCTTCGGAGGGGTTCGCCCCCTGTTCTCCGCGTGGGTCACCGGCTCCAGGTGGCAGACGTTCAGGCAGGAGCGGTTCCGGCACAGGTGGTCCAACTCCAGGCCGTCCGGGATTGGGCCGACGAGCAGCTCATAGGCGAAGCGGTGGGCGTACATCTTCTTCGGCTTCCGCACGCAAAAGACGCCGTACCCGCCGACGGACAGCTGCGCTTGCCACGTGAGGCAGCCGTTCTCCTGCTCGGCGACCTTCGACCAGAACCGCTCAAGGACAGGCGCAGGCACTTCTGACGCTTGCCAATAGTCGTAGAGGGTAACGCTGGGCGCCGGCATCAGGACCAGCCTCCGAAGAGTCCGGAGCTCAGTTGGGCGTTGCAGATCTGGTAGTCGCCCGACGCGTGGGCGCTCTTCGTCTCACCGTCCACGGTGACCGAGCAGTTGATGTCGCCGGAGCCCTGCAACTGGGCCATGACGTTGTAGTACATGGCGTCGCCCTTCAGCGGCAGTGTCGCCTCGAACTTGCCGTTCTTGAACTCGCCGGTGCGGCTGTCGCTGTCGGAGCCGTAGTTGATGTCGAGCGGGCCGAGCGCGCCGGCGGGGGCGGTGCCCCACACCTTGAAGGTGACGACCTTCGGCTTGGGCTTCTCGGTCTTCTCTTCCTTGACCGGGGCCTTGGTCGTCTTCTCGGCGGCCGGTTCTTCCTTGGGCTCGTCATCTTTGTCGTCGGCGGCGGCTTTGTGCTTGTCGGAGGTGACGGCGGCCGGCTTGTCGCTGCTGCTGTCGTTCTTGTTGTCCTCGCTTCCGCCGGCGATGGCGGCGATGACGAAGAGGCCGAAGACTACGCCCGCGGTGATGCCGATGATCTTCCCGGTCTTGCGCTTCTTCGGCGGCTGCGGCTGCGGGTACCCGGGCTGCTGCGGGTAGCCGTATTCGGGCTGGGTCGGCTGCTGGCCCCAGTTGGGCTGTTGGGGCTGCTGCGGGTAGTTCTGGTCCATGGGTCCCCCTGGGAAGTGCGATGTGTATGTGAAGGACACGTAAAGAATGGGGATGGTTGCACACCTGTGGGCCCAGATTTCCGTCTTCACCTAAACGGGCTACACGCGCCCTCACGGGCGGCCACACTGCCGTTATGGGCATGCGCTTCGCGGTTCAGGCAGACACCGAGCAGGAATGCGCGGAAGGCCTCCGCCAGCTGGTTGCGCTCGGCTTGGTGCCGGCGATGCAGCCGCGGCTGCTCACGGACAACCGGTGGATGGCGCGCGCGGTGCCGGGCAAGGCGAAGGCCCCGGCCGGAGACCGGGGCCCTGAGCGTCGGGTCTAGCGCTCGCCGCTGCTCTCGGCGGCCCGCTCGCTGGCTTGGTAGCGCCCGTAGTTGGCGAGTGCCTGCCGGTCGCGTCGGCTGTTCGTGCGGCCGGTAGCAAGGAAGCGGATGACCCGCCAAGTCTCCCGTCCGATGTGCCGGAGCTTCTTCACGCTGCCCCTCCGATCGTCATGGCTTCATCCTCTCAGCCGAGGCTGGCGAACAGGTCGCCGTTCTCGGCTTCCTTCGCGGACACCTGCACAGTGCCGCGGTGGGAGACTTCGACCTTGTAGAACTTCTCGCCCTTGGGGACGTCGGGTACGGCGATGTCGAAGATGCAGGTGTAGGACTCGTACTTGGAGTCGCCGAGTTCGCCGGTTGCGATGACGTCGCCTTTCGCCCCGTACACGGTGACGGAGGCGCCTTCGGAGATGTCGTCGTAGCCGGAGTCGTAGCTGGCCGCGCAGTCATCGCCGGAGGGGTCGACCTCTTCGGTGAGGGCGAAGGCTCCCTCGAGGGTGAAGGTGGCGGGGGCGTCGGGGCCGCTGGTGGCGGTGATGGCCCAGATGCCGCCCATGATGCCGGCACCAACGGCGAGGCCGACCAGGCCGGCGGCGAGGGGGCTGAGTCTCTTCTCCGGCGTCTCGGGACCGGGTACGGCTGGCGGTTCGGCCGGTGGCGGCGGCACGTCAGGCAGGGTCGAAGTCGGCTCTTCGGGTTGGTCGTTCGTCATGGTCCCCCCAGGGATGTGATGGATCGGTAGGTTATCGGCGGATGATGTTGATGTATGCGGGACGGTTTAACGGTCACCGATTCGAGATCGGGAGCAGGAGAGGAAGCCGCGGCTAGCGGATGAGCCGATTCCCGACGCCGCTGCCGCCGACGACGACAATGAGGTACACGGCGAACCCGAGCAGGATCCGCCCAGTACCCGGATCGCCGGGAAGCACGATGGCGGCGAGGGCGGCCAGGCCCAGCAGGTTGGGTGCAACGACCCCGTACACGAACGGCGAGCGGGCCATCGGGCCTCCTCCTACTTCTCGTTGATGTTCTTGGCCCACACGGACCGGCTGTTGGTGGTGTTCTGCTGCTGGTAGACGTTGCCGCTGTAGTGGTGGTGGTGCTCCTCGGGCAGTACGTCCTTGGCGCGGTGGAGCAGAAGGCTGATCACTAGGCCGAGGGCGATGGGTGCGGCGGCGGCGATCGCGAGACTGACGCGGTCGACTTGATCGAGGGCGAGCAAGACGAGGCACGCCATGCCGCCGACGGGTACGCAGGCGATGCTGCCAGCGAGCATGACGCCGCTAATGTCGGTGGCCCGCTGCGACATCGGGGGCCGTCCGGGCTGCGGTACGGGCGGGGCGGTGCCGTGCTGAGGAACGGGGCTGGTGTCGCGGTAGGAGGTGGGGCGGTAGGCGTCGCGGATGAGTCGGTGGGCTTCCTGCTTGGCGGCCTCCTCACTCAGCGGCGCGGTGTGCTCGGGCATGAGTTCTCCTAGTCGATTTCGCCGGTGCCGTGGCATACGGAGCAGCGGACGCGGGTGGTCTGGTGCAGGTGGGTGTCGAGCTGGAGGTAGCCGCCGACGCAGGCGGCGCACGTGTTGACGGGTTCGGGCTGGCAGTTGGGGTCGGGTGCGTGGCCGCCGGTCTGCCAGTCCCAGGCGGCGTTGATGGCGGCAGCCTTGGCCGCGGCGACGGTGTCGTCGACACGGCTGGAGACGGCGCCTGCGGCCTTCTTGAACGGCCGCTTCACGGTGCGGATCGCCTTGTTCTTGCGGCGCCGGATGGCGGGCTTGATGATCCGCTTCCAGTACACGTCGCGGGTGGCGCGCTTGAGGTCGTCGAGGATGACGTCGGGGTGGAGGATCCCGGCGAGGGTGGCGCAACCGATCTGGATGGCGAAGGTGTCGTCGTCTTCGGCGCGTTCGCGGCCGGTGCGCACCTCGTTGATCAGCTTGAGGTGGCCGAGGGTGATGAGGGGCTCTTCCCAGCTGTGGGACTGCCAGCAGTTGCCGCGGACGGGGAGGGCGTCGATGAAGCCGGCGGCGTCGAGGGTGAAGGCCTCGGAGGCGCACACGGGGCACAGGTACGGGTGGTCGTTGATCGTCATCTGCTGGATCTTCAGGGTGAGCATTCGGGCCTCCTTTCGGTCTGTCTGAGGTCTGTCGTGGGCGGTAAAGCTGCAGGTGGGAGGTCTGCCGCAGGTCTGACACGTCTTGCCGTAGCGGTGGCCGGCTGGCTGCTGCTGGCAGACCTGTGTCAGACCTGCGGCCTGCGGTTATCCAGGCGGTGGCAGACCTGTGTCAGACCTCAAGTGCGGACATTCCGGGCGGCGATGATGTCGGTGAGGAGGTAGCCGGGAGTGCGCTCCCCGTCCGGGCCGGTGACCCGCTTGACGTCCAGATCGACACCGAGGGCCTCGATCTCGTCCTTGAGGATCTTTCCGACTCGGGTGGTCCAGCCGCGGTCCGTCTCGCCGTCCTGCCGCCCGTACTTGGCGCTGCTCGTCGCGGCCAGCGCGGCGAACACCTCGGCGTTCGTCGCTCCCCCGCGGTCGGTGGACCGGGCGATCGTCTCCAGCCTCTCCAAGAGGGTGACGCGGACGATGCGCCCGTTCCCTCGCTCCCCGCCGGCCGCGGACGAGACGCCGGTCCAGGCCAGCAACCTGACCTCGATTGGGTCCTTCCACTGACCAGGCAACCGGCCGGCCGCCTTTCGGAGCTCGTAGGCGTCGGCAATGATCGGCGGCTTGTCGTCGTCTTCCGTGAGGAACGTGCGCAGCGGGATCGTGCCAAGGTCGGGGGACTTGAACCAGAACCTGCCCGGCTGATTGAGAGGAATCAGGGAGGAGTCGAACCCCTGGCCCGCCATGCCGTCGCCGAGGATGACGTTGGAAGCGCTCGGCGACTCGGTGTTCATCGCCGCGCGCGAGATGAGGTTCTGGCGCAGGCGCGCCGGGACGACCTCCACCTCGGGAACTTGCGTGGCGCACACCAGCAGCACGCCGAGGGAGGCGCCGACGGCCGCGATCTGGCACAGGCTCTCGATGATCTCGTCGCGGTAGGGGCTGGTCTGCTTCGCGCTGTAGGTGGCGAGCTCGTCGATCACGATGAGTTCGATGCCGCCGATCGCCTCAATGAGGTCTTCGCTCAGCTTGGATTTGTTGCGGTCGTCCAGGAAGTCCGCGCGGCGGTCCAGGTCTTCCAGCACGGCGCGGAGGAACAGGGCGAGACGCTCGGGGTTCTTCTTTACGAACGTAGCCAGCAGCCCACCGAACGAGTTGTGCTCACCGGAGGCCTTGCCGTCAAAGAGTCGAAGGTTGACCCGCACATCTTTCGCCCCGGCCAGGTTCAGGTTGGCGATGAACATGCCCTTTCCTCGGCGGGTGGCGCCGCCAACGAGCATCATCGCGTCGCGCAGCCGGGACAGGATTGTGTTGCCGCGCTTGCCGAACGCGAGCGGGGCCCCGTCGTTCCACAGGTCAAGAGCACCCTTGTGCCCGACGAGCGGGGAAACCCGAGTCGTGGCGAACGGGTCCTCGCTGGCGACCCAGATCAGCAGCAGCGTCTCGACGCTGCCGACAGACAAGTCGAGCCAGTCGGAGTGCACGCCGAGCGCGGCGGCGACCTGCTGCTTCTTCGCGACGGCGACCGACGCCGGGATGCCCGAGGGGGTGTGGACGGCGTAGGCGATGCCGGGGCCCTCGGTGTGGGGGATGCCGACGCCGCGGATCTCGTCGCCGCGCTTCTCAGGGACGACACCGGCCTCGACGAGGACACGGCGCATGGTGTCCTCGCCCAGGTGGCTGGTGCGGGTCGGTGCCTGGATCGGCTTCACGGCGGGCTCGGCGGGCCGGCCGAAGCAGGCGCCAACAACGATGTAGGCGAGAGTGAGGAGCAGTTGAACCCACCAACTGCCGAGCACGAATGCGGCCGTGCTGCCACCGGCGACGGTGAGTCCACAGATCCCGGTGCGGATCCAGTGGCGCTTCTTGTGCGCCTTGTACTCGGCGCGGCGCACGTCGACGATTGCCTTGTACTTGGCCTCGTCGGCGGGCTTGCCCTTGGAGGCGCGCAGCATCTGCTTGGCGGTGGCGATCTGCTGCCGGTAGTCGTCGTGCCGGGCGGCCCACCAGTGCAAGCAGAGCCGCCGATAGCCGCGCACGGACCAGCCGAGGTAGTAGGGGCTGTGGGTGACGTGGAAGCGGATCGCGTCGACCGTGTTGTCGCCGGCGTACACGGCCCACTGGCGGAGCTGCTCGCCGGACATCATCCACGCCGGGCGGGGCCGCTTCTCGAACTCGAACCGGGCCGGCTCGGGCTCCTTGACGAGGGTGGCGGTGAGCCGGTCCCACTCCGGGTCGGGCGCGTTGCTGGGGGTCGTCTCGATGCTCACTGCGAGTCCTTCTCGGTGGTCTGCTCGACGCGAGCCTGGGCGCGGGCGAGGGGGTGGTTGGGGGCGCTCTCTCCGGGCCGACGGACGGGCGGCGTGCCGCCGTTGTTGCGGCGTCCGTCGGGGGCGTTCGGGTCCTTCTTGGCGCGGGGGACCTTTTGGGATTCGATCAGCGACAACGAGCCCAAGACGGGGGCGCCGGTGACGGTCCGCATGTGGGCCTGCGCGGCGCGCGACTGCTCTTCGATTTCGGCACGGATGCCGACCGTCTTGCAGCCCGTCACGAGGAACCACGACTCGGCCCAAATCTGGTCCGTGACGTACCGCGAGCCGCGTGCGGAACGGATCGCGTCGGCGACCTCCCACACGTCTGGGTGCCCCGCTTCACGGTCGGCGTCCTTGCGAGCCTGCTCCTCCTCGGTCGCCTTCTCCCGGGCCGCCTTGTCGGATGCGGCCTTCGCCTCCCCCTCGGCCTTGGCCGCGCGGGCAGCGGCACGAGCCTCCGCATCCGCCTCGGCCTTCTTCTCGGCCGCTCGGCGCTCTCGCCAAGACGGGATCCCGTCGGCCTTCTGGGCGATGCCGTGCTCGTAGGCCATGAGGACGATCGGCCCGCCGAGGGAGGCGATGGCGCCGATCAGGCCGGCGTTGAAGCCGATCCGTGCGTCGTACAGGCCGCCGTACAGGTTGATGCCGGCGGCGATGACGGCGCCGAGCATGATGCCGACCCGGTAGGGGGCGACGTCCCGGCGGTGGGCGACCGCCCATGCAGCGCCGAAGGCGAGGACGAGGGCGAGGCCTTCCAGGAGGGCGGGGGCGGCGATGAGGAAGGGCCGCTCGCGGTCCCAGAAGTGCATGAACTGCACCGGGGCGGCGATGATCAGGCCGACGGCGTAGATGCCGCGAGCGCCCCACTTCCACCAGCGCTCGGCCCGCTCCTGCTCGGCCAGCAGCTGCGCCTCCGCCGCCTCCTCATCGGCCGCGGCCTGCTCGGTCTTCCCCTGCTCGGCCTGGGACTTCGCGGTCTCGGCGGCCTTCTTGGCGACGTAGGCCTTGTGGTCGACCTGGTCCTTCTCCAGTCGGATGCGCTTGCGCTCGTTCGCGAGGCGCAGCTCTTCGGCCTGCTCGCCGGCGAGGGTGCGCTCGGCGTCAGCCTTGCCCTTGGCCTCGATACGCAGCGCTTCGGCCTTGGCGTCGGCCTCGGTCCGGATCGCCTCCGCCCTGGCGAGCGCGACGGCGTCGAAGCCCGGCGCGTGGCCGTTGACCTTCTCGACGGATGTGGCGGTCACGGTAGATCAATCCCTTCAGGCGTGCGGGTGGTCAGGCGGTGACGGACTTGGGGGTGGGCCGGTGCTTCAGCCACGCCACGACGGCGGCGAGCAGGAGTACCGGGCCGGGGATCGCGGCGACGACGGCGCCGAGGCCGGTGAACGCGAGCGACACCGGGGCTGCGGCGGCGGGGAACAGGCCGACGAGCAGCAGGTAGAGGACCAGGAGGGCCCAGGCGATGACACGGAGCATGACGACCTCTTCGGGGGTCGAAGGCGGATGGTGGGGTGGTGCTGGCCGGTTCTCCTTGGCGCACAACCGGGGTTGCGCGCCGCGGGCAGCCGGTCAGCGGTTGTTGCAGTTGTCGCAGGTGTCGGAGCACTTCTCGTGCGTGCGACCGAGCAACGGACCGGTGATCTTGTTTGCGGCCTGGACGCCCTTGTCGCCGGCCACCTTCTGGCCCGCGCGGGCCACGGTCGAAGCGGCGGAATCGGCGGCCCTGCTGAACAAGCCCATCTGGGTTCCTCTCGGTGGGTTGTGGAACGCTGAGCGGTTCCCCTCACCGCCCGTGCGAGACGGGCGGATCGGGCAGCCGGTCAGCTCTCGTACAGGAATCGGCCGCGACGCCACACGGGCTGCTCGGCGAGCTTGCGGTTCAGCTGGTCGTTGACGGCCTTGGCCTCCTGCGAGTCGCAGTTCTTCTTGCCGTCCGGGTCGGGGCGGGCAGCCATCAGCCGCTTGATCTCTGCGCGGTCCTGCTTCCAGGCCATGGGGTGGTCCTCTCGGATCGGATTCGGTTGGCGGTGGTGCTGGTCGTGCTCGGGGTCGCCCCGCGGAGGGGATGGGGTGGGGTGCGGGGCGACCTCGGGCCCGGCCAGAAGCCGGGGGCCGTGGCGGCCGGGAAGCGCCGCCACGGCGCGACGTTCAGCGGTCCGTCTGCTTGGCGGTGGCGCGATCGTCGTGGAAGTAGAAGCCCTCGTGCTCGGCCTCGACGTGCTCGGCGACCTTCGACACGGCGTGTGCCGCGCTGGAGGCGCTGACGTTGGCGTCGACGTGAAGCGTCTCGTCGGACCACATGGGCTGCGCGGCGCCTCGGACCTGGAACTTGGGCATGGTGGGGGTTTCCTCTCGTAGCTGCTGGATGAGTTGTTGGTGCGTGCCCTCACCCGCGTTTGCGGCGTAGGCCCGGGATCGACCCGGCGAGGGCTGGGTTCAGCGCTGGACGACGGGCTTGTCCAGGTCCCGGTGGTGTACGACAACGGCGTGCCCGGCCTGGATGAGGCGTGAGGCGAGTTCGCGGGCCACCGTCGGCGCCCGGTGCCGGCCGCCCGCGCAACCCGCCGCGACGGTGACCGTGTCGGCGGACGGGCCCTGCGTGAACGCCTCCACAGCAGCCGCCGTCGCGGCAACCAGCGGCCAGACACCCGGCGTCGCCATGACGGCGCGGCGGACGGGGGCGTCGTTCGCCGTCATGTGGCGGAGTTCCGGGGCGACGTGCGGGTCGCGGAAGTGATGCCGCAAGTCGACCGTCAGATCCGCAGCCGGCGGGGCGTCGTGCAGGTAGCCGAAGGAGACGATCTCGACCGTGGCCATCACGCGGCCCCGCTCTTGCGGTTTGCGCGCCGCTGCGCCTCGGCCAGTTCGGCCTCCAGCTGCTCCGCCTTCTCCCGGGTGGGGAAGTTCCGGAACGGGCGCGGGTCGCCGATGACCCGGTAGCGCATGCCTTCACCGGGCACCCAGGACTCACGGATCGCCATCAGCCGGCCGCCTTGTAGTCGAAGCCGTCGAGCTCGGCCAGCAGCTCCGGGTCAGCGGCGAGACGCAGCTCCGCGATCCGGGCCCGGTCGCCCCGGGCGACAGCCGCGCCGTACTCGGCGAACAGGTAGGCGATGGGGAGCGCCGGTACGAGCGTCAGAGCGCGAGCCTCGCGGCCCTCGACGGTGGCCGCGTGATCGGCGGAGAACAGGAACGGGGACATGATGGATCGGCCCTTCCGGGTCAGTGGGAGCAGGTGGGTGGTGCGGAGTTGGAAGCCGCGCCGGCGGGTGCCGTGGGGGAACGGATTTCTCCGCCGGCGCGGCGGCTATGGGGTTAGCGGGGCCGGTTCTCGGACCGCTTGTTGGCCTCGGCGACCTTGCGGCGGAGCTCGGCCCACTCGTCGGCGGTCACGACGCGGCCTCGACGAACACGAGGTACGAGTCGGAAGCCAGGTCCATCACCACGTCGGCCGGAACACCCTCGCGGCGGCGGTCGGCGGCGAACTCCTCCGCCGGCCAGCTGCCGCGCGGGGCGGACGCAGGGAACGACTGCAGGATCTGGCGGGCCGGCTTCGGGGCCGATTTCGTGCGGACCGGACCCTGCGCCGCAATGTGCGCGGCAGCGTCGGCCGAGGAGAGGGCGGTAGTCATCAGGCCACCGCCTTCCGCAGCGTGGCCGCGTAGCTGGCCGCGTCCGCCATCATCTGCTCGACCTCGTCCTCACCGAACCCGCCGTACTGGTCGGCCAGCACCCATTCGGACAGGCCAAGCGGCTCGTCCTGCTCCAGGTCGGTCTCGTCCGCGGTGGGGAGGCGGAACGTGTCGACGCCGAAGGGGAAGTACTGGCCCGGCTGCTCGGTGGCCACCGTCAACACCGGGCCGGAAAAGACGATGCGCAGGATGCGTGCGTCCGTCGGCGTGCCGATGCTGGCCAGAGCACGGCGGGCGATCGACTCGCGGAGCACGTTCACGCGGTCCGCGCGGGAAGCCAGCTGCACCATCTTCTTGCCGCGAAGCGTGGTGGTGCGCACCAGGCCGGCCGCTTCCGCGGCCTCGACGGCCGCGGAGATGTCGTTCTGCGCCGGGCCCATGCCCCAGCCCAGGGCGTGGACGGCGGTCCACTCGTACAGGCCGCCGTCGGCCTTCAGCCGGGCCACCACATCCGCCACAGTGGCGGAACGCAGCGCGGACACGGCGGCCGGCGGAAGCGGGGGCGTGTCCCCGTGATCGACGCTGTTGAGAGCGCCGGTAAGCTCTTGGGTAGCCACAGGGTCTCCTCTACAGAACCTGGTGGTTAGGGCCGGCCTGCGAGTGGAGTCGCGGTGTCCGGCCCGTCTTCATTTGTGCGCACCGGTGGAGCGGTGCTTGAGGCTTTGGGCGGTGGAGCGCCCTCGGCTTCAACACCATCCTGAACGCTGCCTGAGGGTCTGTCAACACCATCTTGAGAACTGGCGTGTTGACTCCTACTCTGACCTCATGACAGATGCGTTCACGGAGTCCCTGGAGGCGAAAGTCGCCGAAGTCGAAGCCATTGACGACCTGCTCGCGCGGGGCCGCGCCGCTCTCGAAGCACGCCAAAGGCTGGCAGAGAGCGACCAGAGGCTCTACGCACTTCAGCAGGGCGCCATTCAAGGGCTGCGCAAGGGACGCACGTGGGCGGAAGTGGGCGATCTCTTCGGGCGTAGCTACGCCTGGGCCGAAGCCCTTGCCAGGGGGCGCAGTGCGAAGCGGGGGAAAGCTAACCATGCCGCCGAGTCAACGCCCCGCGCGGGCGCGGCAGAAGGACACGGCCCTGACATCGATCAGCCATAGCAGCAGCACCTAGACATGGCGGCGCCACCGCGTGGACATCGCCCCGCCAGACCCGAGCGCAGCGAGCACGGGAGCCCCATTGTGGACGTCGTAGACACCTGGACCGGCCGCACCGCATGCCTGCTTCAAGAGGCCATGCGGATGACCAACGAGGCGTTCGCGGAACGCCTCGGCATCTCCCCGCGCACCATCAGCCGGTGGCACGCGCAACCGGAGATGGTTCACCGGACCGAGGTGCAGCAGATCCTCGACATCGCCTACCGGGAAGCGGGTGAAGAAGTGCAGCGACGGCTCGCTCTCCTGCTGCGCCCGCCCGCCCCGCGCATGGAGGCGCAGGCTTTGCGGGTAGCGATAGCCGTCGTGCTGCGAGGTGACGAGGTGCTGCTGGTGTGTCGGCGCGGGGATGGGGAGCTGCGCTGGCAGTTCCCGGCTGGCATGGTCAAGCCGGGCGTGGACCCGTCGACGGTGGCAGTGCAGGAGACGCACGGTGAGACGGGCGTGCACTGCACAGTCCGCGACCAGCTCGGCGAGCGCATCCACCCGGTGACCGGGGTGATGGCCTCGTACTTCCTCGCCGACCATCTGGCGGGCGATGCGACGAACCGGGACCCGGTGGAGAACATCGACGTGACCTGGGTGCCGCGCTCAGCCCTGACCCGCTTCATCCCGCAGGAACAGATCTACCCGCCCATCCTGAACGCCCTGGAGGCGATCGCATGACCGAGACGACCACCGAGAAGCCCGGCATCAGCGCCGCCATCATCGTCGCCGAGGGCCGGGTGCTGATGGTCCGGCGCCGCATCTCCGAGGGCGAGCTGATGTGGCAGTTCCCGGCCGGCGCGATCGAGGCCGGTGAGGGCGCGCAGGACGCGGCGGTGCGTGAGACCGACGAGGAGACCGGGCTGACCGTGAAGGCGCTCCGCCTGCTCGGTGAGCGGGTACACCCGAAGACTGGCCGGCTCATGTCGTACACGGCGTGCGAGGTGCTCCAGGGCGAGGCGAAGGTCGCGGACGAGGAGGAGCTGGACGCGGTGGCCTGGGTCGCCCACTCGGAGATCTCCGACTACGTGCCCTACGGCCTGTACGGGCCGGTGCAGGAGTACCTCGACGAGGCACTGCCGCACTGACTAGGAGTCTCGTAATGGAGCCGTGACCCTAGAGACCGGTTGGGCCCTGAAGTCGGCCTTACGTTGGGCCCTGAAACGCGAACGGCCCGGTGCGCGAACACCGGGCTCGTTCCACCGGCGAGCGCGAACTCGCCGATCAACAACCCACTCCCCGCAAAGAGAGAGGTCTGGATGAACACCTTACTGCCCGACGCCGCGATGTCGCCTGCGTCTTCCGCCACACCTGGCACGTGGAGCTTCGTCAACCGCCACACCGGCGAGCCGATGGCGTATACCTGCATGGACGGATGCACGCTCGACCACTCGCACGAACAGGGCCGGGAAGTGTTCCCGGAAGACCTGTGGTGCTGGACCCCGCCCGAGGCGATGACCCTGCCCGTGAACACGGATGGTCGTCCGGAGGAGTTCCGCGTCCTGTCGACCGTCATCAAGGTCGAGCCGCACTCCCCCACCATCGCGCAGCGCCTCCCCTACGCCACGATCGAACTGGTCGACGACCACTTCATCGAGGGCCTGGACCCGGACGGCCTGGAGACGGTCATCAACACGCTCGCGGCCCGGCTCGACCAGATGCGGGCCACGCACGGCCGTCTGGTGCGCGTGCGCGAGGAATACCGCGCGCGATGACGTCCAATAGGCGCCCGGATTACGCCACTTCAGGCGCAGGCGTCGCATAGAATTATCTGCAAAACGGCGACGGCCGGAGGGGGCTGAATCCCTCCGGCCGTTTTCGCTTTGAGCGGGTCATCACCCCGCCGCATCCGTACCCCCAGCTACGTAAGGCACTGCAATGACCATACCGATCCACGTCCCACCCTGCCAGTCAGGGGGCGACGCGTGCTGATAGTCGAGCGCTCGAAGCTCCGCAAGAACTTCGTCCAGATCCCCAACGACCTCGTGTTCGACGAGCGGCTCAGCGCCCTCGCCCGCATGGTCCTGATCCAAATGCTCACCCAGCGTCCGGGCTGGCAGACGAACGCGGCCAAGCTGTGGGAGTCCGCCGACCGGCACCGCGGGGCGCAGGCGGAGAGTAAGCGGGCGTTCCGTCGAGCCTTCCAGGAGCTGGAGGCGGCCGGCTATATGACCCGGGCCAAGACGCGAGTGCCGAAGGGGCAGCCGAACGGGGGAGACTTCGTCACGATCCTGACCGTCCATGACACTCCACAGAGTGGATCTCCATGAAGGTGACACTGGTGAAGCCTTCATGCATGAACGCCTCACGTATGAACAGTCCACCAGTTGGGCCCTAAAAGACCTACACGGGGTTACTCAACACTGGCTGGCAAACACTCCCGCTTCCGCGGTAGCAATATTCGGGGGCGCAGCCCGGCCTTAGTGCGTGCACACGCGCGAGGCGGCTGATGTCCCTGTTGCGCTCGCTCGGTGAGCCCGCTCACACCCCCTTCGTTCGCCTTGCTGGAGGCTCCGCTTCCGCGGACGCTCAAGCGTCAACTTGGCGCGGCCTCGGGGGTCAACGGTGGAGTGTCCCAACTGCAAGTCGATGAACGTTCAGCAGCTGCGCGGGTACTGGGAATCCCTGCCGGCCGAGTCCCCGCACCGCGGCCGGTATGCCCCGCCGGGTGAGCCGGACCTGAAGTTCTGGGCGGCCCTGCTGTCGATCGGCGCTGGCATCTGGCTGGCGGTGACGGGCGCGGTCTTGATCGGCCTGCTGGTTGTGGTGGGGGGCCTCGTGTGGGGTGCGGTGATGGCGGGCCAGCAGCGGGCCTACGAGATGGCTCTGGCGGCGTACAACCAGTCCGTGGTCTGCCTGGCCGGGTATCACGTGTTCGCGCCGTAGCCCGCACACGCCAACGCGGCGCCCGCCTCGTCTAGGGGCGGGCGCCGCTGTCATGTGGCGGCCTGCAATATCCAGAGCAGGGCCGCTAGCACCCAGTTGACTATGGTCAACACTCCGAGGGCGGCAAAGGCGAGTGCGATGCCGCGGGGTACGAGGACTGGCTCGGTAAGCCAGCGGGGGTCTCGGGGCACTACTCGCCCTCCTTCTCCAGCGCCCAGCGCCGCTCATTATCGGCTGCTTCCCCCACGCTGGGCCCGTCGTGGCCGGCTCGGGCCGTCTGGTAGCTGGTGTCGCAGTGCCGGCAGTCGCCAGGCTGGTCGAGGGGCGCCGGGTACGGGTCGGGGAAGCTGTGGGCGCAGGCTGCCGTCTCGCCGGCCGGACCGCTCTGGTCGGCGTTGACGGTCACGTCTGGGCCTCCAGCGCGTAGCCGGTGCGGCGCGGTTCGCCGCTCGGGGTGCGGTCACTGTCGTGGAGGTTGGCCGCCTTGACCTGTTTGGGCCTGTTGGTGTGGAGGTCGGTGACGTGGGCGTGCTGGCCGCCCGGCGTGTAGGCGTCGATGCGGTACCGGTATCCGGAGCCGTCGCAGGCTGCGTAGATCTGGCCGGGTTGGATCATGCTGCTTGCTCCTTGGTCTGGTTGCGGCGGTCATTCCGGTACTTGCGTTCCCCGGCTTTACAGAGGTCGCAGGGTGTTTCGCCGCGGTAGTGGTGGGCGGCGTAGCCGGCGTGGTCGCCGTGGCGTTCGCGGCGGAGGATCCCGGATTGCCAGGCGAGGTGGACGGCGTGGGGCATGGACTTGGCGCCGAGCTTGCGGAAGATCTCGGTGTGGAACTTGCCGACGCTTGATGCGGCTATGCCGAGTTGCCCGGCGATCTGCTGGTGGGTGTGGCCGGTGGCGGCTAGGTGGAGTGCTTTGAGCTGGCGGGGGGTCAGCGGCCGGCTGCTCGGTCCACGGCGTGACGAGGGTGTGGTCACAGGTATCTCCCGTCGTGGTCAGCGGTGTCGGCGTTGGTGATCTGCCTGGCGGTGGCGTGTTGGCCGAGGAGGTCGCGGTCGCCGGCTTCGATGTAGACGGCGTCGTCGAGGTCCCATATCGGCTCGCAGTCGTAGGCGAGTTGGACGGCGGCGGTCATGTCGCCCTCCTGCGGATGGCGTTGATCCATGCGGGTCCGATGCGAACAGCGCAGAGCGCGGTGTATGGCCACTGGTAGCGGCGGAGTGTGCGTCGGTGGGGGCAGTTGAGGGCGGCGTGTTCCCACGCGTCGTAGTGGCGGGCCAGGGCGCGGATCACGTGTGCGCCTTGCGTGATCGCCCGCTGTACCAGGGCAGCGCCAGCCCGTCATTCTCGGCGCGGGGTACGAGGTGCAGGTGGAGGTGGAACACGCTCTGCGTGGCGGGCCGCCCCTTGCTGGTGATCAGGTTGTAGGCGCCCATACCTGCGACGAGTTCGGCGGCGCAGAGCATCGTGGCGGCCGAGACGGTGGGGTAGTCGGTGAAGTCCCGGACGTGCTCGCGTGGGAGGACGAGCAGGTGGCCTTCGACGACGGGGTTGAGCGGGACGATCGCGATGGCCTCGGGCCATTCGTGGACGATGGTGGCGGGTGCGCGTCCGGCGACGATCTCGCAGAAGGGGCAGGGCTGTTCGGTCATGCGTTGTCTCCGTGGTTGTTCGGCTGGGTGTGCGCCGGGGAGGGTGCGGGCCGCCCCCGGGCTGGGGGCGGCCGGGGTGGTCAGTTGACGGGCCAGAGGAAGACCGCGGGCATGGCGTCGTCCGGGGCCTGTGACCACTCGTCGGGATCCGTCTCGGCGAGGCGCTGTTCCTCGGTGAGGTAGTGCCCGCCGGACCAGGTGGTGTCTGCGAGGTACATGCCGGGGATCGCTTCGACGGCTGGTGAGAAGCCGTTGCCTTCGGCGTCCTTGGCGAGGACGACGAGTGTGCTGTCGGGCAGGTGCTGGAGTTCGAGGAGCTGGCGGCGGAGCTCGGCGATGGTCATGCGGCTTCCTGTCGGTCGAGTGGTTGGGTGTGCGCCCAGGAGGGCGTGTGGCGGTGTGAGCGCCTCTGCGGCGCTGGAGGCGACTCCGGGCCGGGTGCGGGCTGTTCGGCGCTCTCAGGCCCGTACAGGCCCCTTCTCGGCCCTGCTGTGCGCCACGCCCGCCACCACGCGGCGGGCGGGAAGTCCTGCCCCTGATGCCCGAGCAGCAGCGCGGGCAGGACGACCGTGAGCGTCACGTAGGCGGCAACACCCGTCACGGCGAGGCTCCTTCGTCCCGCGGCGACTGGTCGGTCCACTGCGGCCGATACTCGGGCGCCGGGTGCAGCCGCTCCCCGGCCCGCCAGGAGCGGACGTTGGCCAGCGTCCGGCGCGGGTGCACGACCCACACCAGGGCGAGGCAGGCGATGGCTACCGGAGCGGCGGGCCAGAACCGCCAGTGCTTCCAGCCGGGTGTGGTCCAGCCCTCGGCCCAGGAGACGATGCGGTCGAGGCTGGTCCGTCCGAGGGCGAACCCTGCGGCCAAGGCGGCGGCGGTGAGGAGCCAGTTCATCGGCGGGGCTCCTCGGTGTCCGTCCAGCCGGGTGCGCCGTGCCGGTCGGTGCAGGGCTGGCACTGGTGCTGGCCGTCGTGGCCGGGCGGGAGAGTGCACCAGCAGTCGCCCCAAGTGCCGTCGGCCGGGGGCTCATCGCCGCAGCAGTCCGTCTCGCCCTGTTCCTCGTCGGCCGCACGACCCGGGACAGCAGCGGTGGAAGGCGCATCGCGGTGCACGGGCAGCCCCGACCACCAGGCCAGGTCCCTGCCGAGCTCGTCGAGGTCCTCTCCGGGGTGGTCCTCGACGAACCAGCCCCAGCAGGACCGGCACTTGCACCACTTGCGCGGCGTCTCGGTGTCGGGCTGCTGCGCCTCGTCGGCGGGCGGCGGCAGCACGGCCAGCACCGCGTCGGCGAGCGCGTAGCGGCGCCGGGGGCTGAAGTACGCCAAGTCGTGCTCGGCGAACACCTCGGCGATGCGGTCGCGCAGGGCGGCCTCGTCGGTGGCGAGTGTCGTGGGCGGGACCGGCACGGCGGGGGCGGCGGGCTCCCGCTCGGGCATCGGCTCGAACCCCTCACCCGGCTCGACACGCAGCCAGCCGTCGCGGGCCAGTTGCACCAGAGCGTGAGCGAGGAAGTTCCGGCCACGCGGGTCAGTCGACCACGCGTTGAGCGCGTTGGCGCCTTCGGTGGCGGAGTCGAGCGCGGCGAGAGGCAGGCCCTCGGCGGCCGGGGGAACGAACAGGTTGTCGGTCATCAGGTCTCCAGTAGGTTCGGGGCAGCCGGCCGCCGCTGATATCCGCAGCGGCGGCCGGTCCGGTGGGTGGTCACGGGGTCAGCGGCGCGGCCTGCTCGGGGGTCGGTGAGTGGGCCTTGATCTTGAGTGAGGCCTGAGGTACGCCCCGCTGCCGCAGTTCGCCTCGCAGCCACTCGGCATGCGGACGGTCGTCGCAGCTGATCTCGACAAGGTCACCGGGCATACGCACTGCGACAGTCGTCAGCCGAGCCGCATGGCGCAGCCGGAACAGCTCCCACCACTGGCGGGTCTCGGCGGGGGCGTGCAGGGCTATGCCGATCTCATCGACTTGCAGCCGGACGGCCGTGCCGCTCATCGCTCGCCCCCACCCGTGCCCGTGGCGCCCTCTGTACGCCCGCCTGCGGCTGTCTGGGCGCTTCCGGGCCCGTCGGGTGCCTCCGGGGCGGGAACGGGCCGTGCGGAGGCGCTGGAGGCCGTGCGGATGGTGAACTCGCCGAAGCCGTCACGGTGGATCGTGTCGCCGGGCCGGGCGTAGACGGTCTCGCCGAACTGGTCGAAGGCGACGAGCTCGTTGGCCCCGCCCGCCCGTCGGCCACCGCACCACTCGGCGACCTCGGCGGTGTTCTCGCGGGTGAGCGTCCGCTCCTCGGGCGAGTAGTCGAGGTGCGGCATCCCGGCCATGACCATGGCCATGCAGTAGCCGCACCGGTATTGGCCCATCGGGGCGCCGACGAGCTGCTGCGGCTCCCAAGGCCACGGGCAGCGCTCGCCGTTCTCATTGAGCGGGGCGGTGATGTCGAGGCGCTCGGCCAGGTTGAGGCTGACGGCGTCCTTCGGGTCGATGTCGGTCCAGGCACGGATGGGCTGTTCGTCGGTGAGCGGGGCGGGCTGGGTCATGCGGGACTCCTTCGGGTTGTGTGATGTGATCGGGTTGCGGCTGCCCGTGGCTCCAACACGGGCAGCCGTCCAACTGCTCACCGGCCGGCAGCGAGCCGCTTGCGGCCGGCGTCGGTCACGGACACGCGTCGGCCGCCGGCGAACCCGTACTCGATGTGGATCAGGTCGGCGCCACTGAGGGCGAGCCAGGTGTCGGCGGACGCCCGGTAGCCGTCGTGTGAGCCGAGGCTCCACGTCCGGCGCCCACGGCTGTCGGAGTAGATCAACGTCGACTCGGAGCGCTTCGCGATCTCCCGCAGCAGGCGCTGCGCCGCCGCACCTTCCGCGGACGGCTTCGGGCGGGCCTTCTTCGCGGCCTGCTGCGCTGCGGCCTCCGCGTCCAACTCGCCGGCGAGCTTCCTGCCCGCGTCGGTGATGCTCAGCGGGCCATCGTCATCGTGCTCGTCCCAGCCGACGACCAGGTCGGCCTCGAACAGGGGCGGGAACGTGCCGCGGTTGTAGTCGTTGCAACTGCCGTCGAGGTGCCAGCGTCCGCGGCCGGCGTACCGGACGGCGACACCGTGGCCCTTGTCGCGGCGAGCGATCTCTCGCAGCAGCTTCTGCGAGGCGGGACTGAGGGTGGTCATGCGGGTCTCCTAGGGGTGGTCGCGTGAGGGCGGACAGACAGGGCAGTCAGGGGGCGGGGTGGGCGGCGAGGGCGCTGGCGATCGTGAGGGCGAGCGGCGGAAGCGGTTCACCACGCCGGGCCGCAGCAGAGGCCACCTCGTCGAGCCAGTCGGCCACCTCGACAGCCATCTCGGGGCTGAACAACGCGGCCAGGTCGCCCTCGTAGCCGCTGATCGCGTTCGTCACGCCGCGCTGCCAGCCGCCTGCCCAATAGTCGTTGCGGGCCATCGCGGCGACCGCGCACTCGGCGGTACGGCGGAGAGCAGCGGCGGCCTGGTGGACGGTGAGGGCGGGGCTCGGCGGCGGGAGAAGATCAGTGCTGGTCATGGCCTTGGTCTCCTTGTTGACGGGTTGTCTCAGTGGGGCGGGTGACAGGTGGGCGGGGGACGTGGGGGCGGGCGCCCCAACGGGCCGCGCAGGCAAGGATTTTGGTAGACTGAACAGAGCGAAACAGCAGGTCAGAGCCCATTCCAGGCACCGCCCCTACCGGTCGGATGTGAAGGTGAAGAGGTTCCAGTCGCAGCCCGGCTTCGTGGTGCAGGCGTACCGCTTCGCCTTGGACCCCAACACCACTCAGGAACGCGCGCTTCGCTCCCACTGCGGTGCGGCCCGGGCTGCGTACAACTGGGCTGTCGGCTGGGTGACCGCCTCCTGGTGGCAGCGGAGGGCCGAGGAGTCCTACGGCGTCCCGGAGGCAGCACTGACGGAGAGGCGACCATGGTCGCTGCCGTCGCTGCGGAAGGCGTTCAACGAGGCCAAGCGCACCGACCCGCGCTTCACCGCCTGGTGGGGGGAGAACTCCAAGGAGGCGTACAACACCGGCCTCGCCAACGCGTCGGCCGCGTTCGACAACTACGCGAAGTCGAAGAACGGCAAGCGGCGCGGCAAGCGGATGGGTGCGCCCCGTTTCAAGTCGAAGCGGAAGGCGCGTCTCTCCTGCCGGTTCACCACCGGCACGATCCGCGTGGACGCCGACGGCCGGCACGTCACATTGCCCCGGCTGGGCGCGATCCGAACCCAAGAGCCCACGCACAAGCTGCTCGGCCACATACAGGCCGGGACCGCGCGCATCCTGTCTGCGACCGTCCGGCATGAACGCGGACGATGGTTCGCCTCGTTCCAGGTCGAGGTGAAGCGGGAGATCATCCGCGTCACCCGCCCGGACGTTGCCGTCGGGATCGACCTTGGCGTGAAGACCCTCGCGGTGATGGCCGACAGCACGGGCGAGATCCGCACCGTGGCCAACCCGGGCCACTATGACCGGGCGCGCAAGGAACTGCGCCGCGCCTCCCGCGTCGTCGCCCGCCGCCAGGGCCCCGACCGGCGTACCGGCCAGCAGCCATCTCGTCGCTGGGAGAAGGCGAATGCCGCACGCAATCGCGTCCACTACCGAGTGGCGAACCTCCGCGAAGACGCCCTGCACAAGCTGACGACCGCCGTGGCCGCCGAGTACGGCACGATCGTGGTCGAGGACCTCAACGTTGCCGGCATGCTCCGTAGCCAGCGCATGGCCCGCAGGATCGCCGACGCCGGATTCGGCGAGATCCGCCGCCAACTCGACTACAAGGCCCGGCAACGCCACGGCACCCGCCTGGTGGTCGCAGACCGCTGGTACCCATCCTCCAAGACTTGCTCCGGGTGTGGCGCAGTGAAAGCCAAGCTGCCGCTGCACGTCCGGACCTACGAATGCGACGCCTGTGGCCTGGTCATCGACCGGGATGACAACGCAGCCCGCAACCTCGCCGCGCTCGCGGCGACCTGCATGACTGGTACCGGAGTGGCCGGAGACCAGGACGCCGCCCCGGTGGCGTCGAAGCCTCGTGGAGCCGACCAGAAGTCCCGCGCTACCCGCACCCGCCGTAAGGCGGAGGCGGGGCGGGCAGGTGGCGCAACCCTGCCGCAACAACGGCAGACGGAAGCGAGAGACCGTACTCAAACCGAAGTCCTTACGCTTTGGTGATGTGACGGACCTTCCGGGCCGAAAGGCTCGGAGTGCTGAGACTTGTCTTCGGTCTCGGCAACGGCGGGCGCGGGTCAACGCGCGGTCACGCGGCCATCGCGTCGAGGTCGGCGCACAGCAGTCGGCGGTAGCCCTCGACGGCCTGGCGGGTGATGGCCTGGTTGCCGGCGATCTTGATCTGCTCGTTGCGGGGGATGTCGATGTCGGTGATCCAGCCCTCGGCGTTGCCCTGCATCCACTCGGCGAAGCGGGCGGAGAGAGCGCGACCACCACGCGGCCCGCGAACGACGGGTGCTGGCGCGGGGCGGCCGAGGATCGACTCCCAGCGGCGGATCGCAGGCCCGTAGTCGACGCCCGCCGTGGAGATCCATTGCCCGTCCGGCAGGGAGCCCTTGAGCATGTTGACGACGAACTCGTTGAGGGGGCGGCCCTCCCCGCGCAGCCCCATCAGGTTCGACGCGCCCGACTTCCAGTCACGGGCGGCCGGCGTCGGCAGGAGCGCTAGCTCAGCTCCTCCGCCAGGGGCAACTGCGAGACCGCCGTCCGCAGATTCATGCCGCCCTTGCGCTTCGGCGAGGTCCCAGGCCCCCCCATGCCATCCCGTGCCGACGGGGTAGGCATCAGCCGGATAGGCGATGGCGAACCAGCGCCACCGCTGGTGCGGGGCTCCGACTTCGCTAGCACGTAGGCACGTCCACCGCGCGTCATACCCGATCGCGGCCAGGTCTGCGAGGACGACGTCCAGCCCGCGGTCTTTCGTGCGGAGCGCTTCCACGTTCTCCAGGAAGACGAGGCGCGGTCGAATGACGCCCACAGCTTCAGCGAAGTTCGTCCAGATGCCCGACCGTGTGCCACGGATGCCTGCCTTTCGTCCTGCGTTGGAGATGTCCTGGCAGCTGAAGCCGCCGGTGAGTGACTCGATTCGGTACTGCTGGGCGACCCCGAGCCAGTCGGCTTTGGTGATGTCGCCGAGGTTTGTGGCCCACGGGAAGCGGGCGGCCATGACGCGGGCGGCGAACGGGTCGTTCTCGGCGTAGACCAGCGTCTTGTTGCCGGTGATCTGCTCGACGGCCAGGTCGAGGGTGCCGGCGCCGGAGCAGAGGCTGAGGTTGGTCATGCGGCGTCTCCTTCCTGGTGCCGGTGGGGCCGGGCGTTCGGGTTGCCGCCGCATCGGGCGCAGGTGCACACGTCGGGCGGCGGGGTGGGGCCCGTGGCGGCGGTGCCGAGGGGCCAGCCGCCGGTGTGGGTGATCCGGTAGCCGGGTTCCGGAACTGCGGACAGGGCCGGCTTCGGCTTGGCGGGGCGGCCGATCAGCGAGCGGAAGTAGTCCTCGAGGTCGCCGTCGGCTTTCAGGGCGGCGATGTCTTCTGCGGTGGGCTGATTCATGCGTCGGCCGCCATATCAACGAACCGGGCAAAATGACCTTGGAAGGCGACGGTGACGGTGGCCATCGGTCCGCCGCGGTGCTTGCCGACGATGAGGTCTGCTTCGCCGGCGCGCGGGGATTCCCGCTCGTACATGTCGGGGCGGTGCAGCAGGATCACGATGTCCGCGTCCTGCTCGATGGAGCCGGACTCGCGCAGGTCGGACACCATCGGCACCTTGTCGGTGCGCTGCTCGGGACCGCGGTTGAGCTGAGCGAGCACGACGATCGTGATGCCGAACTCCTTGGCCATCAGCTTCAAGGCCCGAGAGATCATCGACACGGCGACCTGGCGGTTCTCGGCCGGCGGTGCCTGCATCAGCTGCAGGTAGTCGATGAAGGCGATCTTCAAGCCGAATGTTCGGACCAGGTTGCGGATGCTGGCGCGCAGACCGGGCAGCGTCAGGTACGGGTTGTCGTCGATCTTGAGGGGTGCGGCGGCCAGTTCAGGGAGCCTCGCCGCTGCCCGCGCGACGATCGCGTCCTCGACGATTCCCTGCTTCACGTGATGCAGGGCAATCTTGACTTCGCCGCAGAGGATCGACGTCGCCAGCTCCTCGCGGCCCATCTCCAGCGACCAGATCGCCGACGGGATCTTGTTGGTGAACGCGGCGGCGCGGGCGAATCCGGCGGCGATCGTGGTCTTGCCTGTCGCTGGCCGGGCCGCAATGACGACCACCTGGCCGGGCGCGAATCCGCCCGACAGGAGGGCGTCCAGGTCGATGACGCCGGTCGGCACGCGGTCCTCGTTCGTCGGCGGCGTCGTGGCGCGCACCAGCACGTCCGGTAGCAGATCTCCGAGGTCGACCATCTGCGACTGGCCCGCAGGCCGCACCAGGTTGTCGACCTCTGACTGGATCGCGGCGACATCAGTGTCTGGGTCGAACGCCGGGGACGACGCCTTCACGTGGATCATCGAGCCGAGCGTTCGGGCTCGGCTGGCGACCGCGGCCTTGGTCACTGCGGTAGCCCAGTACTCGGCGGCCCCGGGGATCGCCGACATGTACAGCTCGCCGAGCTCGTTCTCCGTGAGAGGCCTGGCCACCATGCGGCCCTCGCCATGCCACACCTGCAGCTTGTGGGCGACCGCCTGCCAGCGGATTGCTGACGACGCCATCGACCCGGCGAGGTCTTCGACCGCGAACCACACCATGCGGTAGCGCTCGTCGGAGATGTCCGCAGGGTCAAAGCCCTTCGCGGCCATCTCGTCGACGCAGCCAGGGTCAGCCATGGCGGTGGCGGCAAGGATCCGCTCGGCCTCCACGTTGCCGGCGGGAACGAGCGCGGCAGCCTCGTCCGCGTCCCACAGGTCCATGTCGGTGCTCACGCGGCAGCCCCCTGCCGGCGGTCCGGGCCCTCAAGCAGGACGATGCTGGTGCCGCACATCTCCGCCAGCCGCGAGGCGACTCGTGGACCGGTCACCTCGGACAGGGCGTTCGGCAGAACGTCGCACGTGATGATCACGGGGCGCCGGCGGATGTACCGCTCGTCGAAGATCTCGAACAGGCGCTCCTGCGTCCACGTCGACGGACGGGCAGCGGCTAGATCGTCGACGAACAGCAGATCCACCTGCTGCAGCTTCTTCACCAGCGAACGCCCCTCCCCCTCGGGGGCGTCCGGGCGAAGCGCATCGAACAAGGCCGTCGACCGGAAGGGCTTGATGATCGGCGTGCCCTGCCACGGCTGCCCCGGACCGTACTGCGCTTCCAGCCAGCGCCGGCATGTCTTCCAGGCGGTGTGGGTCTTGCCGACCCCGATCGCGCCGGTCAGGAACAAGCTCCGACCGCCCCAGCCGCCGATCCAGTCCTGCACCTGCTTCGGCAGCGGGATCGGACGGCGGTAGATGTCCGGAGTCGACTCGTCGAACTGGTTCAGCGCCACTGACTGGCGCTCCAGCAGGACGGATTCGCGTGGGCTGAGCTCGTCAGCGGAACTGGAGGACACTCTTCTTCTCCTCATCGGTCATCGATTGGGTGTCGTGGGGCGCCGTTGGCGGCCCCTGCGGGGCGCGCTTGCGCTGCTGCGTCAGTGCCTGGCGGCGGAGGGTTTCGTACTTCGCCCGGAGCTTCCCGGGGCTGAGGATGTGGGCGTTCCAGAAGTCGTCGGCGTGGGCCCAGTCGATGGCGGTGATTGCCTGCTCGGGCGTTACGCCGTCGACGTCGAGCAGCAGCCGGACGTCGTTGCGCCACGTCTTCGAGATCCGCTGCTTCTTGCCGCCGCCTTTCTCAATCACGGCGGCCAGGTGCTCACAGACGCGCTCGACATCGGGGCGCGGTGGGGATTCGTCGGAGGTGGCAGCCTCCGAATTTCCCTCAATTCCTTTTCCCTGCTCCCTGCTCCCTGCTCCCTGCTCAGGGGCGTCATCCTCCAGAGCGCTCTGGCGATCTTCCGGAGGACTCTGGGAATCCTCCGGAGTGGCGGAAGAGTCCTGGTCACGGCACTGCGGGAGCTCGTCGAGCGCCGGGAAGCGCGGCTTCCGTGGGTGGCTGACCTTTTGGTGCTCGGCCCAGCTGTTCACCATCACGAGAGGCCGTCCGGAGGCCTCGTACAGGGTGATGAGGCGGGCCGCCTGAAGGCTCTGGAGATCCTCGCGAGTCCTCTGGAGGATGTCTGGAGTCTCTTCGAGGGGCCAGATCGCGGCACGGATCAGCCGCGGGTCGGCCGGCCCAACGCCGTTGTCGTCGACGTAGGTCCACAGCCCGATGAAGGTGAGCCGTGCGGACAGGGGCAGGTCGGCGATCGTGAGCGAGGTGAAGAACTCCGGTTTGATCGACCGAATGCGAGCCATCAGAGAACCCCGTCCGCAGCCGCCTCGGACGCCGGGCTGAGGAAGCTCTCAACGTCCACCCTGAGTTCGCCTCCGGCGCGGCAAGCGGCGTAGGTGATGACGGCTCGCGCGTGGCCGTGATCGAGCAACCGATGGATTGCGGCGACGACTTCTTTCGTCTCGTGCAGGTAGGGGTCACGGTCCTTCGCTGCCACATTCCACGCGGTCGACCAGGCCTCTACGGCGTCGAGAGTTGCGAGGAATCGGCCGTCAACTACGGAAGCCTCACGCCATGGCAGTTCGATGTAGGACTGAAGGTCCAGCGCGTTCTGGAGTCCGGCCTTGTAGGCGGGCTCGGTGAGATCGATCTGCCCCGAGTAGCCGCAGGCGAGAACCTTGTAGGTCTCCTCCATGAACCAGCGCTTTTCCTGCTGCGATGGGGTGCGGCCGGTCTTGTCGTAGGCCCACTCCCACACCATGCAGAGGTGGATGGCGATGATGTCGTGCCGCTGCTTCTCTTCGCGCCGCAGCTGTGCCGCATGGCGGAAGGCTTCCTGGTCGACGTCCGCAACGGGTTCCGCGTTGGGCAGGCTGCTGGTCTTGCCGCTATTGCAGTCGGCGCAGGCGGTGACGAGGTTCTCGGGCCTGTCGTTGCCGCCGAGGGACGTCGGGATGACGTGATCGACGTTGAGTTTCACACTCGGCGCCGCGGCGCCGCAGTACCGACAGGCGTGGTTGTCCCGCCGGAGGATCTCATATCGGAGGCGCTTAGAGACGGCCATTGATCTTCTTTCGGAGAGTGCTGATTGGGGGCTTTTGGGCGCACGGAACCAAGCCCTTCAGGGCGGCTTCTTCTGTGGATCTGGTGCCGCCTTGGCACGCCTCCACCCTACCTCAGGGTGTATAGTCACCCGCAACACATCAGCAATACAACTGGAGGAGAGATGAGGAAGCTGACGACGGCCGTGGTGACCAGTCACTGCACGGTCAGCTACGCTGGCGGCATGACGACCAAGGGAACCCCTGGCCGCATGGTCCGTATCGACGACGAGACCTGGGCCGCTTACGGGGAGCTGTGCGCCGCGGAGGGAACGTCGCGTGCCGACGACCTGCGCCGCCACGCGCACGCCCGCGTCGAGGCCTGGCGCAAGAAGCAGGCCACGCAAGCCGCGATCGAGCGCCGGCTGCAGCGTCTCAACGACGAGTCCTGACCTCATCGCTTCCTCTCCTCCAGGCCCCGCAGCAGCGGGGCCTGTGTCGTGTCCGGGCTAGGCGGCCGGCGTCTGCCGGCTGGCGGGTACGGCGCGTAGTTCGCTGGCCGCTTCGGCGAGTTGTTGCGAGAGGCGCTCGAGCTCACGGGCCTGCCAGTTGATGCCGTTGAGCGCCTTGTCTCGGGCGTCGGCTTCGCGGATGTAGTCGGCGATGGCGCGGCCGGCGAGTGCGGGTTCGATCTGCTGTCGCCAGCTGGAGCTGCCGATCTGGATGCCGAGGTTCTTCTCGAGCTCGTCGAGGGCCTCGAGGCGTCGCTTGACCTCGGGGTCGTTCTTGGAGGTGAGCTCGCGGCGGAGTTGCTGCTCGCGGTTGTGGTGCTCCTGCTGGAGCTGCATGCTCTGCGTCCGCAGCTGGTTGGTGCGCGTCGTCTCGGTGTTCTTGAGCAGGGTGAGCAGCAACCCCATCGACAGCTTGGGCTCGCGGACGGCCGGCTTGACGATGGTCTTGAAGCGGCGGCCTCGAGTGCCGGGCACCATCAGCCCCCAGCCGTCGGGGACCTCTTCGGCGGGCACGATGTCGGTGCTGGGTGCGACGATCCAGAAGCGGCTGCTGTAGGGCCACCACGCCTCAGCTTTGGCGGGGTTGTCGAGTTCGCGGCGCCAGTCGGACCTCGAGGTCTTGAGTTCGCAGACGTCGATGTCGCCGGCGCCGCGGGACTGCCAGAGGCCGAGGTAGACGGCGTCGGCTCGCCGGTTGCCGCCGGGGGCGGTGACTTCGGTGAGGAAGACGGCTCCGGCGCCGGCCTGGGAGAGGCGGTCTTCGGGCTTGATGTAGTGGGCGTGCAGCGCCTCGAGCAGCTGCGGGGTCGTGGTCGTCACGCCGCCACCCCGATCTCGGCGCGGCGCCGGACGCGGGTGACGGTCCGCTTGTGGCAGCCCAGTTCGTCGGCGATCTGCCGGGTGGAGCGGCCTGCCGCGGTGAGTTCGGCGACGCGCCCCGGGTCGATGCGGGCCGCGCGTGCACCGTCCTTGGCCCGCGACCTGCGGCTGGCCTCGGGCTTGCAGCTGGGGTCGTCGATGTCGCTCCAGGCGAGCGGGCCGCGCCAGTTGTGCCGTCGGGCGTAGGCCCGCGTCCTGCTGCTCGCGCCGGGCCTGGCGACGAGCTGCCGGTATGCGCGCTTGACTGCGGCCGCGGTCGCCAGGTTCACGGCCCGCACCCATCCAGCGGCGATGCGGCGCATCCAGTCGGCGCTGTATCCGGCGTGCTCGCCGATAGTTCGGCCGGTGTGGCCGATGTACATGAGGGCCTGGATGCGGCGCCGTGTTCCGGTGGCGTCGACGGTCTGCTCCATCCTGGCCGTGACGGGGGCGGACAGGATGCCGAGGACGGTGCTGGCGCGAGCTTCCGACTGCCCCATGGCGATGGCGTGGACGGCGCTCTCTGAGACCCCTCCTGCATTGCCGATCTGCGCGTAAGTCCAGTTGTTGGCCTGGAGGCGCTCGATGTGGATACGGGCCTGGGTGGCGTCGACCATGCGGCGGCGCCCCTGCAGGTGATCGAGGTCTAGCTGCTTGCGGTAGACGTAGTCCTCGCGTGCGCACTCCGGCAGCTGGCAGCCGCGCTGGTAGCAGGCTCGGGACGGGACGTGGACGGCGGTGTTCACAGTTCCTCCTCACGGGGCTGGGTGTGGGTGTCGTCTTGGAGTCGGCGGGTGTCGGGGTCGTTGGCGTACTGCTCCAGCTGCCGGATGCCGTCGTCGACGAGGGCCTGCCTGCGGTTTTGCCGCTGGTTCCAGCGCCACATGGACCACCAGCAGGTGCCGGCGATGGCGAAGGCGATGAGTGCGGGCGCGTACTCGGCGACGAACGCGTGGAGGTTGATGAGTCCGTTGGTGACGGTGTCGATCTGTGCGGGTGTCATCGCCGCCTCCTGTGCCGCCGGTCGGCGAGGGTTGCGATGACGGCGACGACGCTGAGGCAGAGGCCGGCGCTGGCGAGGTAGAGGGCGATGTCCTTCATCACGCCGCCTTCCGCTGAGTGCGTGCGGCATTCCGCTTGGCGGCAATGAGCCGGCCCTTCGCGGTGGTGCTGCGCACCTGTCCATGGACCCATCCGCTGACCGTCTGCTGCTTGACGCCGAGGATCTGGCCTATGAGCGTCTGGGTCATCCGGCCACTGCGGTACATGGCAATGGCCCAAGCGACCTGATCGTCGGTGGTCGTCACCTTGTGGTGGTCACGTCCGTACCGGGGCGAGTTCTTACGTCGGCCCTTCCTGTCCATGTCGGTGACGTTGTCTGCCTGGGTGCCGGCGAAGAGGTGGTCGGGCCGGACACAGGCCGGGTTGTCGCAGCGGTGGCAGATACCGAGGTTGGCGGGGAGCGAGCCGTGTTCCAGCGCGTAGGCGACGCGGTAGGCGTAATAGACACGGTTCTTGATCCGCATCCGTCCTCGGCCGCCGCGGGTCTGCGCGACTCCCTTCCAGGTCCAGCAGTCAGGGCCCTGCTCGACTTTCGCCAGGAAGCGCTGTCGAATGACCTGCTTCTCTTCGGGGGTCAGGTCGAGGGGGATCATGCGGCGGCTCCCCGCTGCTCGATGCGGGCCTTGATGCGGCGGGCAGCCTGACGGGCGGCAGCTATCCCGCGGCCCTTCGCCGTCAGCTGCCAGACACTGATGCGATGCCCGTGCGTACTGGCCTGGGTGGACGGAACCATGCGGCCGGTGTGCTCGATGACTCCGGCGGTGCGGAGGCTGTTGATTGCAGCGCCGAGGAAGCCGGGGCTGAGCTCGGGCAGCACCTCGCGGAGGTCGTTGCAGCTCCACTCGGCGCGCTGTTCGCCGAAGTGGAGGACGGCCTGCTCGACGAGGAAGCGGTCCCATTCGGAGTGACGGGTGATGTCGTCGAGGAGGGCGTCCTTCTCGGTGGACGCGAGACGCTCAGCGACAGACAGACGACGGGTCATGTGGTGTCCTTGGTTCTGGAGCCGGCCGCATTGCCCGCGGCCGGCTCAGGCGTGTGCGGGCTACTCGGTGGTCTCGGGTGCGGGCGTCGACGCCGTCGGTTCGGCGGCGAGCCAGGCGAGGAGCGGGCCGGCGATGTCGCGGGCTCCCTGCGGGCGCTGGATGACCTTGCGGTTCAGGGCCGGGCAGCGGGACTTGAGGACTTCGAGGGTGTTGTCGATGTCCATCGCGACGGCGACGTCGAACTCGTACTCGATGCCCTTGCGCTGCTCGGGCCGGGTGCCGACCTGCTTCGGCTTGCCGTTCTCCAGCACCCACTCCGTGTAGGAGCGCATCGAGGCGACGACGTGGCCGGGGTAGGCGAGGATCGCGGCGACCATGTCGTTCTGCATGGGGGTGCCGTCTTTCCAGCCGGCGAACTTGTTGCCGCCGTAACGGCTGCTGGCCTTCTCGACCTGGTCGAGGGTGCCGTCGGTGCCCTTCCAGAAGTGGCTCAGGCTGTCGACGAAGACGGTCGGGTATCCGGCCGCGGCTGCGGCGTCGAGGGCTCGGGCGAGGTCGCGGGGGTCGTAGCGGTCCATGGCGAGGGTGTCGAACTGGATGCCGCCGATTCCGGCGTAGAGGCTGGCTGCGCCCTTCTCGGTGTCGATGACGGCGAACTTGCGGCCCTCGGACAGGCCGTAGCAGATGCCGAGGCCGGTCCAGGTCTTGCCGGAGCCGGACAGGCCCTGGATGGAAAGGCGGGCCTTGCGGCCGGCCTTGCTGGCGGGCTGGAACGCGAACTGGTTGCTGCTGCCGTTCTGTTCGGCGGCGGGGCGTCCGGTGCGGACGGGCGGCGGAAGCTGGGACATCGGGTGGTTTCTCCTAGGCGTACTGGCGCTCGACCCACGAGGGCAGCGCGGTCATCGGGTTGGGCAGGTAGCCGGGCCACTCGCCGGACTGCCGGCAGATGGCGTAGGTGTTGAGGGCGACCTCGTTGAGGTGGCGGCCGATGCCGCGGGCCATCGGGTCGCAGGTCGTGACCACCACCAGGTAGGGCGGTTCCTTCTCCTGCAGCACGAACTGGAACGGCTTCTCCGGGTCGACCAGGTCGAGGGCCAGGCCGCCGTCGAGGTACCACTCCTGCTGCTGGGCGTAGCCGTGCTCGTGGAAGGCCTTCTCAAGGTCTTCGCGGCGGCAGGATCGGGCGGTCTTGTAGTCGACGATCTGGCCGTCGTGGCGTAGCCAGTCGAAGCGGGCCCTGCGCCAGACTCCGCCGTCCTCCCAGAACGCGGACTGTTCGGCGTCGCCGGTGCCGGGCTCCAGCAGGCGGACGGCCTCGGGGTCCTGGCGCAGCTGGGCGGCCATGGCCTGGACTTGTTCCAGCTCGGGCCTCTTGAGCGGGATGTTGCCCTCGGCGCGGATCGCTGCGAGCTCGGCCTTGATGGCATTGGTGTCCCAACGGGCCGCGTCGACGAGGACCAACTCGGGGCCGTCGTCGAGGACGAGTCGGTGCGCGGCGGTGCCGAGGTCGAGGGTCTTCTTCGGCGGCTCCGGGTTGTCGAGCCAGTGCTTGAACTTGGCGGGGCAGCTGCTGGCCAGCTTCTTCGCGCCGGTCGACGAGAGGCTGCCGCCCGGGATCGGGTCGCTGTGGTAGGTCTCGGCGTCGATGTCGTACAGCCCGGGCTCGACCTCTGCCGGCACCTCGACGGCGGCGGTCACGCGACACCGCCTACAGCCGCCCTGCGCTCGCACGCCTCGCACAGGCCGTCCTCGGTGAACGGCCCGTCCTCGTCGCCGCAGCGGCACTTGAGCGGCGCGACGGTGACGCCCAGGCCCTGCTGGAGGCGGCGGATGCCGTCTTCCTGGTTGGCGGCCAGGTTCATGGCGTCAACGAGCTCGGGGTAGCAGGCGCGCAGGCGGGCCTTGTTGACGACGTCGGCGGCATCGATAGCGACCATGAGCTTCTGCGTGAAGCTGCCGGGCTGGTAGCCGCCGTCGGCGCCGTAGTGCCACAGCGCGTGACGGGCGGTCTCGGAGTTGAAGGTGGGGCTGGGGAGGCTCATGACTCTCCGTTTCTGGGTGCACTGGGGTCGGGCCCGCTCCGTTCGGGCGGGGGTTGCTCCTCACGGAGCGGGCCCTGGGTGCCGCGGAACGCTTGGGGGAAGGCGCTCAACGCGGCGTATGGGGATGGCTTGTTCGTCAGGCGGCGGCCGGCTGTTCGACCGGCTCCTCGGGCTTGGCGGCCTTCCAGGCGTCCAGTTCGCGGCGCGTGGTCAGCTCCTGGGCCTCGCTGGTGCGGACCGGCATCTGCATGCCGATGAAGTCGGCGGCGAGGATCACGGTCGGCCGGTGCTCGCCGACGGACCACATCTGCACCGGTGCGGGCAGGCCCTTCCAGGCGCCGAAGAACTTGGGCGTCATCGCCATCTGCGAGTTGGCGGCGGCCTCGTCGAGGAGCGGCAGCAGGTACTTGCGCCAGTTCAGCGGGCCCTGCTTGTGCTGCACGGTCTCGATGGCGATGCGGGTTCCGGACTCCCCCGACAGCACCAGGTGCGTGTCGGTGCGCTCCAGGGTGACCGGCTTGGCGTCGAGGAGCCGGATGGCCGCAGCGACTTCGGGGACCTGCATGCGGTGAACAACCGCGGTCCACGGCTCGTCTTCGGACTTGAGGAGCTGGGTGCGGGCCACGCCCATCGTGAAGCGGTTGGTGGCCATGGCGTACAGGTAGGTGCCGTCGTGGTCGAAGGCGAGGCATTGCAGGGATTCGACGTCGTTGCTGTCGGCCATGTGGGGCTTGGTTTGGGCGACGAGGCGGCTGAGGGTGTGGTCTGCGATGGTGATCACGTCTGGGTTCTCCGGTTCAGGCGGCGGCTTTGTGGGGTTCGCGGATGGGGACGGCGCAGTACTGGTAGGTGTCGTCGTCGACGGCCTCAATGACGGCCGGGGCGACGTGGGTGGTGAGGTTGATGCGGGCCGCGCCGCTGATGGGTGCGAGTCCGTCGAGGAGCCAGCCGGCGTTGATGGCGAGTTCGAACTGCTCGTGGTCGCCGTCGTATTCGGCGTCCGCGGTGACGCGGCTGGAGGCGTCGCGTCCGGCCCGGAACATGACGTCGGCGCCGTCGGTGTTGAGCCACAGCAGGTTTCCGCCGGACACGGTCATTGCTGCCTGGATGGCTGCGGTGATTTCGTCTGCGTCGCCGGTGATGGCGCCGGTGAACTGGCTGGGGATCTGGGTGTCGACCTTGTGCGGGAACAGGCCCGGGTCGATCAGCAGTGTCGACACTGAGCGGCCGTCGGAGATCAGGGCTGCGGTGCCGTTGCCGTCGGCCGGTAGCGCCAGCTGCAGTTGGCCGTCGAAGGCTCGGGCGTTGTCGGCCATCACCTTGCCCGGCACGACCGCCATGCCCGTGTCGGTGTCGCCGCCGTGCCAGTCGATCCAGGCGGAGGCGATACGGAACCGGTCCGTCGCCGACAGCTTCAGCCGTCCGTCCATCACCTTCAGCCGCACCCCGGTCATGCCGGCGAACGAGCCGGTGGCCTTCGGGTCGATGGCCCGGTGCACCCGCTGGTAGGCGGCAGCGAACTCGCCGCCGTCCACGCCGCCTTGCGTCTCGGGCAGGCCGGGCAGTTGCGGGTAGGTGTGCGGGTCGAGGCCGGGGATGCGGAACTCGGCAGCCGTGGTGGTGAGGGTGAGGTCGTGGTCGCCAGCCAGGGCGACGTCGGTCTTGCGGAGGCTGCCGGTGATGTCGGCGAGCATCTGCGCGGAAGCGACGACCACGCCCGGCTCTTCGATGTCGGCGTCGAGGGTGGCGTGGGCGGCGGTCGCCCCGTCCCACACACTCACCCGCAGCCGGTCCCCGTCGGCTTCCAGGCGGGCCCCGAGCAGGATCGGGTTGGTCGGCTTGCTCGGGGCCTGCCGGGCTGCCCACTTGGCGGCTGCGGCAAGCTCGGGTTGAGGGATCGTGAGACGCATCAGGCCGCGTCCTCGATCTCGGCTTCGCCGGTCTCCTCGACCTCGTCGCGGGGTTCGGGCTGAGCGTAGCCCTCGGTCTTCAGGTCGGACGGCGGGAACAGGGCGTCCTGAACGATCTGCATGGTGGTCTCCGTGGGATGCTTGGTGTCGGACCCCCGTCGCCTGGACCGCGGCGGGGTTCTTGCTGTGTGTCAGCCGAGCCGTCCGGCTTCGGCGGCGTCCCAGAGGGCGCGGACGTCGATCGGACCGGTGGCCTGGTCTTCGACGGCGCTGGTGTCGCGGACCATGGGCGGGACGGTGACGCGGTTGGCGTTGGCTTCGGCAGCCAGCTGCGGGCCGAACTGGGCGCGCAGCCGGAGGGCTTCGTCGCGCCACTCGTCGCGTTCCATCCGCATCTGCGCGGCAGCCTCTTCGGCCTCGCCCCGCAGCTGCTTCTCCTGCTCCCAGGCGGCGTTGGTGGTGACGACGTCCTGCCACAGGAAGGCGAAGAAGTCGTCGGCCGCGGCCTGCCGGTTGAGGAGCTTGATGTTGTCCTCGCGGAGTCGGTCGACCTCGTCGACGGCGCGCCGGCTGCCGTTGCCGCGAAGGCCAGGGATCAGGTTGGTGATGCTCACTGCGTCTCCTTCGTGAGGCCGAGTGCGTTGAGGAGGTCGCGCATGTCGGCGCGGATGCTGGGGTCGGCCGCGAGCTCGGCTGCGGTCAGGTGCGGGTGTTCGGCAGCGATCCGGCGGGCGACGAACCTGGTGGCGGCTCGCCGGGTCTCCGGCTCGATGTGGCAGGGGCCGAAGTCGAATTCGAGCTCGTGGCCGGACATCAGGCCTCCAAGCCGGTGCGGTCGACGTAGCCCGAGCGCCGGCTGTCGGTGAACGAGGCGGCGTCGCGGAGTTCGTGGTTGACGTTGATGGCGTCGGCGAGCTGGGTGTTGAGCTCGCCGATCCGGGTGCGCAGGCGGCGGTTCAGGAGGCGGACGGCCCCGTTGAACAGGCCCGCCATCGGCGACAGGCGCGGCGACGGCAGCGGCGCGGTCACCGCTTCACCCCCTGTCGCCTGGCGTAGTAGCGGTCCATGCGCCGGGAGATAGCTGCAACGGCCCACAGGAGGAAGCCGACGTAGATCGTGAAGAGGGTGAAGGCGACGACGTCGTTCATGCCGTCACCGCCTTCGCTGCGGCGCCGCGGAGTGCGGCCTCCACCTCGTCCTGGCGGCGGCCCGACTCGCGCTCCCAGTCGCCCGGCCACTGGCCGAGGAGGGCTTCCAGGGCGTCCCAGGCAGAGAGCGTCGTCGCCTCGCAGTCGCTGCTCGACTTGCCAGGGACGCAGCCCGCCGCGTCGTCGATCGCGGTCATCAGCGGGTTCAGGTGCGGGTCCCACGGCGCCGACTGGAAGCCGTCAGCGGCCGCGTTGAGGACGGCGGCGATGCGGGAGCGAGTCACGGACAGAGTCACCATCTACGCCACCTCCGGCAGGGTCTGGAAGTCCTTGCACTGGGCCGCGAGACTGCAGACGGAGGCCAGTTCGCGGAGGGCTTCCGGGGTGGCCTTGGCGAGGTCGAGGTGCACGCCGGGGGCGAGCTGGATCCGCATGCCGCCGACGACGTCGAGGCGGATCTCCTCGGGCCGGCTGTCGATACCGATCGCGAGCAGCTGCACGTTCGTCATGCCGTCACCGCCCCGGCGTGCTTGCAGGGCCAGCGGTTGCCGCACGCGCACCAGTGGCAGCCGTCCAGCGGGTCAGGCGTCTTGTCGAAGTGCTGCGACACGGGGGCCTTACCGGCCGCGGCGTCCCACATGTCGATGCCGAAGAGGACGGCGTGGCAGGCGAACAGGAACTCCCACGACCAGTCCTGGAAGTCCTTCTCCCAGTCGTTCGGGAAGCGGAGACGGAAGGTGCTGTGCGAGAAGTTGGCGACCGCGTACTCGGCGGTGCCCTGGAACTCCAGGCTGTGCTCGTCCGAGTTGAGGATCTGATCGCCGACGGCCTTCACGACGCCGGGGTGCTTGGCTTCAGCCTTCGCCGCTTCGTCCAGAACCCAGGCCCGGAACCGGTCCTCCGACCAGTCCTTCACCTGCCCGGCAGTCACCTTCTCCTGCCAGTAGCCCGGGTTGATGCCGCCGCTGCGCGACCCGCGGAACACGTCGAACATGTCCTCGGTCGGGTAGATCGCGAAACCGAAGGAGAAGCCGTCGCCGCGCAGGAACAGGTTGTGCGGCCAGGTGACGATGTCGAAGCGGTAGAAGCCGCCGGCGGGATCCGCGAACTTCAGGTGCCGGTACAGCCCGTCCTCGTGTAGGACGGCCATCTGGTGCTTGGCGGTGTCGCGGGCGAACCGGGCCGCGATCTCCGGGTACTCAGCCATGGGACGCCTCCTCGGCGGGGAAGATCTCGGTGTGGTTGGCCTTCCATGCGGCCCAGTCCTTGCTCGGGTACTCGGTGTGCATGGCGTGGGCGCGGTCCATGACCTGCACCAGCGACAGCGGCCCCAAGGCCTTCGCGTCGTCGAGCCGGCCGCCGCGCAGGCGGGGTGCGACCGGGATCCAGAACGGGCCGTACTGCCAGGTGACGACCCGGTACGACCAGTCGCCCTCGCCCCACTTGTGGAAGATCCGCGTCACCGCGTCGACATCCAGCGGGCGTTCGAGGAGCTTCGCCTTGTACCAGTCGTTGAAGAAGTAGTCCTTGTACTGCTCGATGAAGGAGGCCAGCTGCCGCGCCTCCAGGTCGGTGGGGCGCGCCTCAGACTCGCGGTCGAAGGTGGCGATGTACCGCCAGCCCGGGTGCGCGCCAGTGACCGGGATACGCAGCGCCGTCAGCGGGTCGTGCTCGTCCGCGTCCGTACCGAACGGCCAGGCCCTGGTCTTAGCCATGGGACGCCTCCTTGCGGGCGTTGAGGTTGGCTGCCTGGAGGGCGGCGATGTGCTCGGCCCATCCGGGGTAGTCGGCGTCGGTCGACACGGGCACTTGCTCGCGGATCAGGTGGGCGTCCAGGGCGAACGCGATCCGATCCGACGGCGACGCGGTGCGAGTGGCGGCCTGCCGGAAGTAGAGGGCCGCGACACGGCGCTCACGCTCGGCCCAGATACGCTCCGCCTCTGCCTCGACGGCGGAGAGCGGCACATCCAGAGCGGCGATGGGCTTGACCGAGGCGGTCATGACTCCACCGCCTTGGCGGCGCCCACGTACCGGGCCTCAACCAGCGCGCCGAACTCCGTCAGCTCATGCCGGGCCTCGAACGAGCCGGCCGGGCTGTACGCGGACCTCTGACTGGTGGTCGTGACGGTGGCCTTGCTGATGTGGCCCGTCGCCGAGTAGGCGCTCTGCGTCGAGTTGTACTCACCGACCTGCTGCCACTCGCCCGGGTTGGCCTGGCACGCGGCGGCGACGATGAAGTGGTCGACGCGGGAGTGGCGGCTCACGACGCCTCCCCAAGCCCGAGCTGGGTGGGGAACGCGGCGGCGTAGAAGCGGGTCCAGGTCTCCTCGAAGACCGGCCGGTGCCTCTCCGTCCACGCCTTCGTCTCGCGTACTGAGCCGTTCGGCAGGTCCGTCTGCCGCTTCCCGATCTCCGTGCCGGTCTGCTCCTTGTGGATGGCGGCAGCGCGCCGGCCGAACCAGGACTGCACCGACTCGATCTCCCGGCGCTTCAGACCCTTGTCCTTCAGGAAGTCCGGGACGTACAGCGGGATGTCGAGCGGGTCGACCTCGGGTTCCTCGCCCAGCGCACGAGCGGCGACGAGACGGGCCTTCGTCTCCAGCCACTGCGGCGAGACGATCGGCGCGAGGATCGAAAGGACCTCGGCCTGCTGCTTGGCGCGGGAGATGAGCGAGTCGAGCTGGTCCTCGGTGGCGCGCGGGTTGATGGCGCCGCCCTCGGTCCAGTACGCGTTGACTGCTGTAGTCGTCTCCTGCTGGTAGGCGACGAGGGTCTCGCGGACCTCGTCGGCAACCTTGTTCTCGTTGACCGTGGCGAGCCACATCAGGAAGGTGCGGATGTCGACCGCGGCCATGAGGCGGGTCTTGCCGTCCTCGGCAACCGTGGGGATATCCCTACGGTTGGCCCACGAGCGGTCGCGGAGCTTGCGCAGCTGGGTGGAGTAGTCGAGGCCGATCGCCTCGACGGCCGGGCGGAACACGACGTGCGGTTCACCGTCGACGATGACGGTGTCGATGGAGCCGGCTGACAGGTCGAGCTTGACGACCTTGGCTGACTCCTGGGGCAGAATGGACACAGGCGGTCCCTTTCATTCCGTGTGTTCTGGTGGGGATCGCGAGGTCGTCCCGGGCTGGCGTTTGGGGCGGCCTCTTCGTTTGCCGCTAGGCGGCGGCGCGGGCCGGCTCGTCGGCGTGGTCGGCGTTCATCCACGCGTCCAGGTCGGTGACCTTGTAGCGGTAGCGGCGCTGTCCGTGGCGGACGCTCTTCGGTCCGATCTCGTCGCGGCGCCAGCGGTAGAGGGTGACGACGTGGACACCCAGGTAGTCGGCGGCGTCTTCACTCCAGAGCCAGCCCTTGGGTGGGGGCTTGGGCTTGTTCGGCATTGGTCTATTCCTCGCTCGCGGGGGTGGGGGTTCGAGACGTTCGGTTCGGATTTGGAGACGATGGAGGCGCGAAAAGGGGGTTGATCGCGACTCCGAGGGCCTCCGCGAGGGCTATCGCGTCCTCGACGTCGGCGGTGTTCTGTCGCCCGGCCAGGAGCTTGTCGATGACTCCGACGCTGACGCCTGACGCGTCGGCCAGAGTGCGGACCGAGAATGACTCACATCGGCCCGGGTTCAACATGCAGTGCCTGAAGAACGGGATGCTGCGTAGGGTCCAACGTCGGCTCACGATTCCCCCGAGTGGTGCGGAACTGTTTGCCTAACAGAGCAAAGCATAGTGGAGCCGTTTCGTCTACAGATCCGAGACGATCCACATGCGAGTCTCGGCAAAGTTTGTGGCTCGATAGCGTCCTTGTGTAGACGAACTGTCTCGGATCCCAGATGGTTGTATGGACTGAGCTGGTATTTTCCCGAGGCGCAGCGACCCCTACAGAGACAGTCGGTACTTATCGTGACCCGAGAGGAAGAGGACATGACGGCACCGGCCACCGCCCCGGAATCCGGGACGGAAGAGCCGAGTCCCCGCGGTGCGCTCTCGCAGCTCATCCAGGACGCGAACGACCGAGGCCTCTCCTATCAGAAGATGTCCGACCGGGCCGTCGACCCCGACACGGGCACGAAGCTCTCCAAGCCCTACCTCCAGCGGCTGGTCAGCAACCCGCCGGCCAACGCCCCCAGCCCCGCACAGATGCGCGCCCTCGCACACGCCCTGCGCCTCACCGAGCAGCGCGTCAAGCGGGCAGCCGCCGAGCAGTGGCTGGAATACCAGGCCACCGAGTTGGCGGGCTACAACGACGAAGTCCGCATCATCGTGGGCCACTTGGCGGGTATGTCGGAGCCTGAGCTGCGACGCTGGCGGGCGATGATCGAGGCCGACGAACGGGCGCGGCGCGAGAACAGCTAGCAACCGGCGCGCTGCGGCGTCGTCAAGTGACTGAAAAAGTCCCTAAGTAGACATTCACTTCAACTGATTGTCGACGCCTGCTCACGCGGCGTACTCTTCCACAACCGTGCGCGCCCGGCGCATCACGCCCACGCGCACCGCTATAGGGGAGGGCGCGCATGCTGTGCGTTGAGTACGAAGCATCACCAGACCTCGCACCCGGCAAGACCGTGGAGATCCGCGAGACCCGCGGCCGGCTCCGGGTACGCGTCGACCGCGATGCACCCATCGACCAGTGCGCCGAAGCCCTCAACGATGCCCTCAAGGAATTCCTCGCCGACTGCGGGTGGTTCCAGATCTGGCGCGGGCGCATCATCAGCGCCGACTCACCGGAGAGCCCCCTCACCGTCCAGTACGTCGTCGACCCCAAACTCGACTGGCGCAAGGTCATCGAGCTGCGCGAGTCGTGCGGACTCGTCCAGATCCACGTCGCCTCCACCGCGACGGTCGCCGACCTCGTCAGCGTCATCAACCCGGCCATCGAGGACTTCCTTGCCGGGGGACAGTGGTTTCAGCTGTGGGAAGGGGAGATCATCACTATGGACTCCCCTGACGCTCGCGCCGCCTGA